CGGTTTAGGGGTAAGGCATTGCCGAACCCCATAAACAGAGAAAGGAAAATCCACCATGAAGATTTCAAAAATCACGATAAAGCAGCTCTTCGGGATTAAGGAATGGCAGGGGGACGGAAAGAACATTGAGCTTGTCGGAGACAACGGTACTGGAAAAACATCCGTTATTGACGCAATCAGATATGCTCTTACAAATTCCTCCGACCGTGAATTTATCGTAAAAAACGGAGAGACAGAGGGAGAGATTTACATAGAAACAGATAACGGTCTCTCCATTGACAGAAAAGCCAGAACGGCAATGACAGATTACAAATCTGTTAAGCAGAACGGCAATGTAATTCCAAGTCCTGAGTCGTTTCTGAAAACAATATTCACACCGTTGCAGCTTTCCCCTATGGAGTTCATCTCTATGGATAAGAAAACCCAGAACGCAACGATTTTGGATATGATTCAGTACGATTGGAACCTTGACACCATCAAGGAATGGTTCGGGGAGATTCCGAGGGATGTAAATTACGAGCAGAATATCTTGGCTGTCCTGAATGATATTCAGGCAGAGAACGGTTACTACTTTATGCACCGTCAGGATGTAAACCGTGATATTCGTGCGAAGAAAGCAGTTATCGCAGATATTGGCAGCTCACTTCCTATCGACTATGACGGAGAGAGATGGGAAAAGGAAAACCTCTCAGAACTCTACACAGAGATCGAGAAGATCCGCAAGAACAACGAGACTATTGAAAAGGCAAAACGCCTTAGAGACAGCCACGATGGAAAAATCCGCTCATTTCAGGCAGACAAGGAAATTAAGGTTGCCGCACTTGATACGGAAATGGCTCAGCAGGAAAAGAACATTGAGAGTGAGTTGGCACAGCTTGAAGAGAGAATAAAAGCCCTCAGAGAGAAGAAAGACGGCCTTGCTGGTGTAAAAGCGGACAAGGTAAAGGTAATTCAGTCGGAGTATGAGGCATCCGTGTCTAAGTATGAAGCTGAGCAGGCATCCTACGCAGAATACGCAGATATGGAAACCACACCTATTGATGATCTTATGGCAAAAGCCAATGAGACTGAGAAGATGAAAGGCCATATCAATGAGTGGCGTAGAATGTTGAACATCCAGAAAGAGGTTGATGAGTTGCAGAGTGAGTCAAACAGTCTTACAGAGAAGATCGAACTGGCAAGAACTCTTCCGGGAACCATTCTGGAAACCGCAGAGATTCCGATTGAGGGTCTGACCGTTAAAGACGGAATACCTCTTATCAATGGATTGCCGGTAAGCAATTTGTCAGAGGGAGAAAAACTTGACCTCTGCATTGATGTGGCAATTCAGAATCCGGCGGGATTACAGATCATCCTTATTGATGGTACTGAGAAACTGTCTGAGGAAAACCGCACACGTCTCTATGAGAAGTGCAAAAAGAAAGGGTTGCAGTTCATAGCAACCAGAACCACAAGCAACAATGAATTAACAGTTATTGAACTGTAGGAGGAAACACTATGGCAGGAAAGAATGATAACTTTGACGCACTTATGGCAATGATGGCACTCAAACACATTATGGATGATACGAAAGATATTGAAATCCATCCATTCACTTGTGAAGTGACCGTAACGCCTACATCAATCAGTTGCAGTTCTTCTGGAAATAAGGCATTTCTCGAAGATATTGACGGTGGAATGGAGTGGGCGGAGGAAACCAGCAACCTCATCAAAGATATTATGTCTGAGCAGACAATAAAGCTCACTGATTTGATGAAAAAGAAATTTGGTTTCGATACCGTCAAAGTTAAGCCCGACTCCGAAGATGGTTTTGCGGATTTTTTGAAGAACCTTTTCGGGGGGGGGTACAGACGATAGCGAATAAAATAAATAATCTGCCTGCCATAGCCTTTTCTTGGTAGGCAGATTCATAAAAATACAAGGAGGTTATTTATGGCAACAAAAGACACAAATTATTTAGTTGCAGTTCATAAAGGACTGGACGAAAGCCTTGAAAAACAGGTTGCAGCTCTGCCGGAGAAATTCAACAAGCAGAGATTTTTACAGAACTGCATGACGGTTCTGCAGGACGGACAAGCTGATTTCTCAAAATGCGAAGCACCGACCGTTGTGCGAACACTCTTAAAAGGAGCTTTCCTTGGTCTCGATTTCTTTAACGGAGAGTGTTACGCAATTCCTTACGGAAATCAGTGTCAGTTCCAGACTGATTACAAGGGAGAGATCAAGCTGTGCAAGAGATATTCGAGCAATCCTATTCAAGACATTTACGCAAAGGTAGTCCGTGAGGGAGATGAGTTTGAGGAAGTAATTGAAAACGGTAAGCAGTATGTCAATTTCAGACCTAAGACTTTTTCAAACGGAGAGATTATCGGTGCATTTGCGGTAGTCCTCTACAAAGACGGTTCCATGATGTACGACACCATGAGCAAAGAGGACATTGAACATACCAGACAGACATTCTCAAAGGCAGCAAACAGCAAGGCTTGGAAAGAAAGTTACGGAGAGATGTGTAAGAAAACAGTTCTCCGCCGACTGTGTAAGTTGATTGACCTCAACTTTGATACCGCAGAACAGTGTCAGGCATTTGAAGATGGTTCGGCATTTGATGTTAAGGAAAAACCGAAAGAGAAGTATCAGGCACAGGACATTTACCAGTCTCACGATCAGAGTTCTCATAACGCAGATGAGAGTTCTGATGGTGTGATTGACGGAACATTCAAGGAAGTAGATGAGTAATCTTCTTAAACTTACCCCGGAGAACTATTACACCAAAGAAGCTAATATGCAGTATGTGTCCGTTTCTCAGTACAAAGAGTTCAACGGCACGACCGGAAAAATGGGTTGTGAAGCATACGCTATGGCGAAGCTCCGGGGAGAAGTTGAGGAAGTAACCACAACTGCGTTAATGGTAGGCTCCTATGTGGATGCCTACTTTGAGGGTACACTTCCTACATTTTCCGCACAGCACCCGGAAATCTTCTCATCCAGAGGTAAAACCGCCGGAGAGTTGAAATCCGAATACAAACAGGCCTCAATTATGATTGACCGTGCCGTGAAAGATCCGGTTTTCATGCAGTACATGGCCGGAGATAAACAGGTTATTATGACCGGAGAAATTGAGGGAGTTCCTGTCAAAATCAAAATTGACAGTGCAGACGGCAGACGAATCACTGACCTCAAAACAGTAAAGAGCATAACAGAAACCTTTTACGCAAAGGACCTTGGGCAGAGACTCAATTTCTGCGAATGGTGGGGATATGATTTGCAAGCTGCCGTGTACAGAGAGATTTACAGACAGAATACAGGTGATCTCTTGCCGTTTTACATTTGTGCTGTCAGCAAGGATAAGACAGACAACATTCCTCATCCGAGAATCAAGGTTATTGAAGTTCCACCGCTGATGATGGATGAAAAACTGGCAGAGGTCAAAAACAATATCGTGAAAATCCAACGCATTAAAGATGGAGACATTGAGCCACTTAGATGCGAGGTATGCGATTATTGTGCCGATACTGAGATTCTGGATGGTCCTGTCTCCATGGATATGCTGATGGGAGAGATTTAATGAAAGATTCAATCGTAATTGATATGAAATACGCTGATTACGATATGATAGACGGCTCTTACGGTGTCGAGAGACACCACTTGATGGGTGGGGCGAACAGGAGCCATGCAGACGAGGATGGTCTGTGGGTTCCTTTATCGCCGGACCATCACAATTCAAGTAGAATGAGTGTTCATCACAACAAGGAAATGAAAGTAATGAGCCATATCATTGCACAGTTGGCGTATGAGCTTGAAATGGTATCTACCGGACAAGCCAAGGATAAAAACGAGGCAAAGGAAATGTTTCGGAGAAGATACGGAAAAACATTCGTATAGTAGGCGATACGCTTATTATAAATAATTCTTTAGAAAGGAAGTGAAAACAGTGGCAGAGAAACTTACATTGGCATCCATGTGTGCCGGAGGCGTTCAAGAACGTATCGACAGAGCGTTAGCGAAAATCTCAGATAACATTCTGGATTTGAACACTGATGCAAAGAAGAAACGTGTCCTTGATGTAAAGATTACTCTTACTCCTAGTGAGGATGATAGAGAGGATGTTTCCGTTGAGGTACAGACTTCCATTAAGTTAGCTCCTGAGATGGGACTGAAAACTCAGTTGTTCATCAATAAGGATTTCAGAAGTGGTGTTACAACCCTTACTGAACATTCCAAAGGTGCGATCAAAGGACAGCTTACCTTGGACGATTGCGGTATGAGCATGAACCCGGAGGAAGTTGAGGAAGAAAATCCGGTAACGGCTGAGGAACTTGGCTGCGACCCTGAGACCGGAGAAGTTCTGGAAAAAGAAGCCCCAAAAGTTGGGTCAAAAGTAATCAGCATGAGAGATGCTGCAAACGGTTAGGAGGACATTATGTGTAAAAGACCTATGGAACTGGCAGACACCGCAGAAATGATGATGAGCGAAGATTACAAGGAACGATTCAGAGCCGAGTACGGTCAGGTTGCTATTCGCCATCAGAAATTAAAGGCTATGCTTGAAAAGTGGGACAAGGGAGAGCTTAATTTCACTCCTACCTGTCCGAGAAGCACCTACGACTTACAGATTAAAGCCATGGCAGACTATATCGCAGTTCTTGAAGCGAGAGCGGTCATGGAAGATATTCTTTTATAGGAGGGTGTCGCAATGAATTTTGGAAAAGCGTTAGAAGCAGTAAAGGACGGAAAGAAAATTTTCCGTCTTGGATGGAACGGCAAAGGGATGTTCGTGGTTTATCAGAAAGGCTACCCGGACGGAATCCCTTGCAACTTACAGACTGCCAAGGCTTGGGGCATGAATGAGGGAGATTTATTCAAGTGCGAGCCGTATTTGCAGATTAAAACCGCCGATGGTTCTCATGCAATGTGGGTTCCGTCAATCGGAGACATTCTGGCAGAGGATTGGCAGATTATCCAGTAACAGGAGGAAGATATGTTAAAAGCAGCTATTGAGAAAATCCTTTCCCTTGACGAACCTCATATTAAGTCGATTGAGGGAAGAACCTATGTAGACAAAGATATGACACAGATCGGCAAGGAACTCAGAGCAACCAGTATCACAATGAGTAATCTGAGCAGCCTTGTGGATTTCATCAAAAAGAGTAAAACAGATTTCAAGACCGGTCATTACATCGCCCAGGTGGTATCTCCTACTGAGGTTCGTCTGTTTTCCAGTCTGGATGCAGACCGCCAGAGAGAAACACTGGCAGTTGTCAAAGCAGAGATCCCGGAGTTTTCATTCGGTCAGTTCATTGGAAACGAAGAGTTTGTTATCGGTGTGCAGTCCAAGTTCTTAAATGAGGATGCCGAGGCGAATGATAAGCCGATCATCTTACAGTTTGCCGGAAATGTTAAGGCCGGCACTGTTGCGGAATACGGAGACACCGGAGTAGGGCAGAAAGCAGCAATCAAGAAAGGCGTTGCCTCTCTGCAGGAAGTTGAAGTTCCAAGTCCTTGCCACCTGATGCCGTACAGAACCTTTACAGAAGTTGCGCAGCCTATGAGTAACTTCATTTTCAGAGTAAAGGACAATGATCGCTATGGCGTTACCTGTGCCTTGTTTGAGGCAGACGGAGGCGCATGGAAGAATGAGGCAAAAGCCAACATCAAAGCGTATCTCGAAAAAGAACTTGCGGATGTATCAAACATTATCGTGATTTCCTAAATAATCGTAACCCGTAAATATGTTTCTGCAATTATCTCCTAAGATTGGTCTCTGAGGAAAATATGTCACGAAAGCCGCAGAACACACAAACGGTTTACCTCCTTTTAAGAAATTCGATTAGTTAAATGGTATAAACCCCTGACAAGGATCTTTTGTTAAATTACCCAGGAGCCGTCATTCCGGCGGCTCCACCCATAATGAAAGAAAGGAGGGCTTAGGGATGCACAAGGTTGTTATCAAAGGAAATTATTACGGCAGAACCAGAACCTTACCGGATCTTAACGATTACCTACATGAGTGTGCAAGGCATCCTCAGATGGGTGCAAAAATGAAAAGAGATTATCAGATGATCGTGTGTAATGCTATCAGGACTCAGCTGCCGAGACTTTCGATTACCAATCCTATCATCATTCATTACAACTTCTATGAGCCAGATAAACAGCGTGACAAGGGCAATATTTTTTCTTTTGCCGATAAAGTTTTTCAGGATGCTTTGCAGAAATGTGGAGTGATTAAAAACGATGGTTGGAAAGAAATCGACAACTTTACGCATGACTTCTATGTGGATAAGAAAAACCCAAGGATTGAGATATTCCTTGAAGAGATAGAGAAAGGACCGTTCGATGGCTGAGAAAAAGTATTTTTGGCTCAAAATGCCCCGGAACTTTTTTGAAAAACACTATATTAAGATACTTAGAGCAAAGGATAATGGCGATCTTTTGGTTATGTTCTATATATGGATGATTACAGAGTCAATCGACCATGAGGGCAAACTGCGATTTTCCGAAGATATTCCGTATGACGCAGAAATGTTGGCGGAAGCATCCGGCTTTGCGTTACAGATTGTTACACAAGCGTTACAACAATTTTCAAAATTACAGCTTGTGGTTACGGAAAGTGACGGCACGTTATTTTTGCCAAAATCTCTGAAAATGATTGGGTCTGAATCGGCATCCGCACAGAGGGTTAGGGAGTATCGGGAGAGAGAAAAAAACAAGACAAAACCCACTGAGACACCCGAAAACACTGAATGTAACGAACGTGTAACAGAGAGTAACGTTAATGTTCAAAAAGGTAACATAGAGAAAGAGTTAGAGAAAGAGTTAGAGAAAGAAAATAAAAAAGGGGGAAAGAGGGAAACTACCCAATCAATTTTTGAAAGGCTTCTCCCTGAGTACACCATCTCTGATGTAATGGCAGATAAACTTCGCGAATGGTTCAAGTATAAGACGGAACGTAAAGACGGATATAAGGAACAGGGCATGAAGTCGTTGTTAAAACAGGTTGCCAATAAGGTCTCTGTCTATGGAGATACTGCCGTATGCAATCTTATTGATGAATGTATGTCGAATGGATGGAAAGGCATTATTTGGGATAAATTGCAATCATCTTCTGCATACAGAAATAGCGGAGATCGCATTGGAAACAGAGTAAAGGATGTGGATGGCTGGTAATGGAAAGAGAAGAATTTAAGATTTTGGTAAAAGCTATGAAAGCTGTCTACGCACAGCCGACATTCATACCAGATAAAGACGCTTTCGATGTGTGGTATGGATTGTTACAAGATCTTCCGTATGAGCAGGCAAATTTGGCGATACAAAAGTACATGACGAGTGAACGTTTTCCACCAACCATCGCAGATATTCGCACTAAAGCAACGGAGATAATTGCTCCGGCGGAAGAAAGCATGAGCGAACTGCAGGCATGGGCGTTGGTACAGAGGGCGTTAAGGAACTCCGGTTATAACTCAGAAGAGGAATTTGCGAAGCTACCAGAGGCGTGTCAGAGAGCCGTAGGAACAGCCGCAAACCTTAAAGAGTGGGCGTTGATGGACTCAGATCAGGTAGCAACCATTGAACAGTCACACTTCATCCGAAATTACAGGACATCCGTGCAGAGGATGAAAGAGGAAGCACGACTGCCGGAGAACGTGAGGATGCTGATTGCCGATATGGGTAAGAAACACGCAGCTCTCTTGGAAAAGGCAGCGGATCCGCAGATAGAGATGCAGAAAATTGAAGTGCCGGAGAAAGACACCGAACCGCCATCCGGTATGTCAGATGAGACGAGAAAACGTCTTGATGAAATGTATGAGAGGTTCGGCAGAAAATAACGGAGGAAAGGGCAGCGCGCATAAATCCTGGGAACCTCTGAAATGAATTGAGAAAACTATCATACAAAGAGATGAGGGAAATGGGATTATGTACGAAATGCGGGAAAGAAAACCCAACACCAGAGAAATCTATGTGTCCCGATTGCGCCGCAAGGCAATCTGAATTGCGGAAACAAAACAGAGAATACCGTAAGAAAATTGGTATCTGTACTCATTGTGGCAAGAATCCGGCAGAACCGAATAAAAAATTATGTTATGAGTGTTTGGGACAGTTCCAAGATGGTTATGCAGCTAAAGGAAGAACGGACGAACAGAGAGAAAAAGACAGGCTGAGAAAGAAGCAGTTGAAAGATGAACGTATTGGAAAGGGCATGTGCCCTAAATGCGGAAAGCATAAATCCGTCAACGGAGGTCTGTGCCAACGGTGTAAGGCATATCTGAAAAAGTATAGAGACAAGAAACGGTGTGATTTATCACGGTCAGAAAGACCGGACTACGGAATTTGCTATATATGTGGCAAAAATCCGATTATGAAAGACAAAAAAGTATGTGAAGCGTGCTATGAGACAAGGTTAAAAACTCTTCCGGCAATGTGGGAGAATATGAACAATGATTATTTCAGACAGTTGAATTACGCACGATATTGCATGGTAAAACGAAGAAAGGAGAGAACGAGTGGATCAGATTTCAATGTTTGACTTAATGTACCCAACATTCAAAGTCACAAATCCTGTCCGGCTGATAGAATTATTCGCCGGTGTAGGTTCTCAGGCAATGGCATTGAGAAACCTTGGAGTTCCATTTGAACATTACCTTATGTCTGAATGGGAAATGCACGCCACGGCATCATATAAGGGCATCCACATGGCAGATGATAATACGGATTACAGTGCAGATATGACACCCGAGGAAGTAACACAGGCCTTAATTGATTATGGAATATCTGTAGACGGAAAGAAACCACTTACAGAACAACAAATACGAAGTCATTCATACAGCGATGAATGGAGAAGAGAGTGTTATAACAATATTCGGGCAACACATAATCTGGTTAATATATGTGCCATGCATGGAAAGGACTTGCAGATAGTTGAGCCTGATAAGTACACTTACTTACTTACTTACTCATTCCCATGCCAAGATTTAAGTCTTGCCGGGAAAATGAGAGGCATGAAAAAGGGATCGGGAACACGTTCCGGGTTGTTGTGGGAAGTTGAGAGACTTCTGAATGAAACCGAAAATCTTCCTCAGATACTTCTCATGGAGAACGTGCCACAGGTAATTAGTGCAGACAACATAGATGATTTCCATAGTTGGTGTAAATTTCTTGAAAGCAAAGGATATAAGTGTTATACACAGGTACTCAATGCAAAGGACTACGGAGTGGCACAGAATCGCGAGAGATGCTTCATGGTATCTATTCTCGGAGATTACAATTACAAGTTTCCGCAGCCGGTTCCATTGGATAAAACCATGAAAGATTACTTGGAGGATGAGGTAGACGAAAAATACTACATCAATTCTGAAAAGGCACAGAAACTCATTAAAGACCTGAGAGAAAGCGGTCAGTTAGACGGCATCTCAAAAACCGTTAGGGGGGGGCAGAGGCTCAGTAGACCGGCATCATTGGGATGCGGTGTTACAGAAGTAGATAGCTCAGATGAACCATGAGTCGGCCGTTGATTGTGGCTCATACGGGAACAGGTGGAGAAAGAGGACGCATAATGTCCCCGGATGGCATATCAGTGGCATTGTCGGCAACGGATTATAAAGATCCACCGAAAGTTTTAGTGGAGGAAAAAGTAAATGGCAGACAGAATAATCGTAGTCGGCTCACTGAACCCGGAAAAAGAAGTCCAGGACAGGGTACGAGTTTTATCGGGGGGGGTATTTGCCAAACAATAAGGGCAACAGACTACAAAGATCCTCCGAAAGTGCTTGTGGAATCTACGACCCATACAATAAAGCATTGTACAAAATGATATGTCCTACCCTATTGGCGAGCGACTACAAACATTTGAAATATGTAATTGAGGAACTATGAAATGGCAAATAAGGTACGCTGCATACAACTGGGGAATATCGCCGTAGGAAAGAGTTGGGATAATCCTCAGAGCGGAAGAATTTATTCCGTAGACGGAATTGCCCCGACCTTAAACACTTGTGGGGGGCAATTTAGAACCAAAGATATTAGAAATCAAGGAAAGGAAAGAAGATATTGCAGACCGGGATTAAGAGGTTAGGCAATATTCTCCCCACTTCCACGAGAGAGAACCCAAACCAAGGGCGAGTGTATGATACCGGCGGCATAGCTCCGGCAATCACGAGTGGGGGGGGGTACTGTACCTTGCATAATAACAGAGACGGAGGCGGAAACGTGGTTGAAAGAATCATTGTTGCAAGCAGAGGGCGAAACCCAAACAATCCATCGGACAGAACCACAGGCGCACCTACGGAGCAGCGGTTAGAACCGAACTCAGAGGGGCTGTGCAACACACTTACTTCCGTCCAAAAAGACAATTATGTTTTGGAAATAAGGACGGTGGATGATGGATAAAGAGTATGTAGGCATCAAGCAGGCAACGGCAAAAGGCTACATAGAATGTGAGATAGGCGGTGTTGCAGATTTCTCTTATCCTACAAGTAAGATACGGAGAGGAAGAGTACAGGGCGGCGGTCATGTTTGCCCTACACTTACATCCCAAAGCATGGGGATTTGCCGTATTGAGAAAATTGTTCGGGGGGGGCAGGACGGTATGCAGCATAGTGACAATCTCGCGGAAAGGAGTACAGAAATGGCAAAAGTAGGGCAGATTTCCAACGAGGGAAGTCAATGCGGATCTGTTTATTCTGATAATGGCAATTCTCCAACGTTGACTGCCGGAACACACGGAGATGCGAACTCAAAGGTATGTACAGAGTATCGCATACGAAAACTCACACCAAAAGAGTGTTGGAGACTGATGGATTTCTCAGATGAGGATTTCCATAAGGCAGAGAAAGTAAACAGTAACACTCAACTTTACAAGCAGGCCGGAAACAGCATTGTTGTAAATGTTCTGGTAGCAATTTTAGGGCAGTTATTCTCTGGAAAAGAGGATGCGTATAAAAACTGTAAAGTAAAAACAGAAAGGTAGGAAAGGATAATGCAGAAATTGAAACAAACAATCGTGAAAAGAAAATCACATACCATAGATGAGGGAACAATGGGATTTCACGATTATGTTGAAAAGAAAGAGGACTTTTCCGAGTTCGTTGGAAGAGTAACGGATGCCTGCGAGGCGGTTGATGGAAAATTCCTGAGCGTGTCATATCCAAGTGAGGATGTCGCAGTTATTCTTTACAAGTGGTCCGACGGATTACATTAAATTTTTTTACAGAAAATGTTTAGCCAACCAAACAAAAATAATTTGAAAGGAGAAAATTCAGTATGTTTGGAAAAACAGAAAAGGAAAAACAGGAAGATAACAAGGAAACAGACGTTGAGTATGCAGACTATGAGATCTGCCGGAAAAGCAAGGTAGGAGAGTATTTACAGACCGGTCAGGAGTTCTTTGTTGCGGACATGAAGAAAAAGAAAATCTACAGTTCCAATGACCTGAGACTGAGAGAACTGTCTGAAAAACTGGACTTAGAGCACACGTTCGTATTCAAAGAAGCAAATTATATGTAACCTCAGAAAGGAGATATAGAAGTGGGAAATAAACACGTTATATCCGACCTTTATCAAATGCAGTCGCTCTCACTTAAAGCCAAAATCCGCATGACAAAGTGGAGGATCCGTGAGTGGGTGGATATGTACGGAGAGGACGGTGTGTATGTATCTTTCTCTGGTGGAAAAGACAGCACAGTTCTCCTCGATATTGCAAGGCAGCTGTACCCAAACATCAAGGCGGTATTTGTTGATACCGGACTTGAATACCCGGAAATTCGTCTGTTTGTAAAAACAGTCAGTAATGTGGACTGGATAAGACCGAAGCTGACATTCAGACAGGTAATTGAGAAATACGGCTACCCGTTCATAAGCAAAGAGGTTTCTGAGTGCGTATATGGTGCGAAGAAATTCTTACGTGGGGGGGGGTACAGCCAATTCTACCGTAAACTCACGGGATGCGGAGAGTATGCGAAGAATAACTCCGGGGGGCAGACAACAAGTATAGAAAACTTAGGGGATTGGGAGAGTATTCCCGTAAGAGTAAAGATACTGTTCGGAGCGATGACAAAGGGGAATATCCCTAACGGAGAAAGAAGCAAATACAGTTGCGAAAGATACAAATTCTTTATCGACTGTCCTTATGAGATTTCATCAGAATGTTGCAAGGTTATGAAAAAAGCTCCGGCACATTCCTATGCTAAATCAACTGGCAGAAAACCAATGACAGCCCAGATGGCAACGGAAAGTCGGCTAAGGACACAGCAATGGCTTAAAAATGGCTGCAATGGATTTGATATGAAATCTCCGATAAGCAATCCAATGTCATTCTGGACGGAACAGGATGTGCTTACATATATCAGATTGTACGGAAATGATATGGTTCGCCGGAGGGAAGAACAGAGCGATGAGTACATGAAATATGGCAACAGATACGTTTCGAGAGAGACAGGAGCAACGATGGAATCCGCAGAGATTGGCAGACCGATATGTTCCGTTTACGGAGAAGTTGTGACGGAGGATGAGGAACACGGTCAAATGACTCTGGCAGATGTGACAGACTTAGGAATATTTGATTTTGGCAGACCATTACTCAAAACTACCGGGTGTGAACGCACCGGATGTATGTTTTGCGGATATGGATGCCATTTGGAAAAGTCTCCCGGACGTTTTGAAAGGATGAAGATAACACATCCGAAACAGTATGAATACATTATGAAACCTTGGGACGATGGAGGACTTGGTTTCAAAGAAATTATTGATTGGATCAATGAACATGGGAATCTGAATATCAGATATTAGGAGGCAGATATGACACAGAAACAGTTAAGAGACCTCAATACAATCGTGGAAACCTACGGTTCGGATAAACAGGAAGATATGGCAATCGAAGAGTGTTCGGAACTCATCAAAGCCATTCTGAAATTCCGCCGGAGCAACGCAAAGGATTCTGATTTGAGAGATGCGGTTATTGATGAGATTGCAGACGTACAAATCATGCTTACACAGCTTGGAATTATTTTCAACTGCGTGGAAGAGGTCAATGAGCGTATTGATTTCAAGATCGACCGCCAGATGGGTCGAATTAAGGAAAGAGAGGCAAAACGTGATGTTTGTTAAGTCTCAGGATGGAGCGGTAGTTCTGAACAACGACAAGGTAACAGAATACAGCACGGACAGCAAATATGATGGGCGGTACAAAGTTGCTGCCCTCGTAGGAGAAAGCAGAGTAGTGATTGGCAGATACTCTACGAAAGAAAAATGCAGAATGGCGATTTCGATGCTTATGGACTGCTACACCATGAATTTGCTGTTTGAAAGAGGGCAGGATGAAAACCCAAGAGACTTAGTATGTGAATACGTGGCGGATCGACCACTTGGAGTGTTCGAGATGCCGCAGGAGGATGAAATCGAATAGGAGGACACTATGAGCAAAGAGTTTTATAGAGGGGAAATCTTCTATATCCGCAACGAGAGCGAATATAGCGGAAATGTACAGGGGGGGGGTAGACCTGCGGTAATCATAAGCAATGATATTGGCAACAATGCAGGACCTATATTGGAAGTGGTTTACCTTACCACCCAGGAAAAGAAGCCGTTGCCGACACACGTTAAAATCAACAGCTCAAAATATCCGTCCACGGTGCTTTGTGAACAGATTAATACCGTGAATAAGGACAAGGTTGGGGATTACATAGGGCAGTGCTCTATGGCTGAAATGAAACGCATAGATGCGGCACTTGCAGTAAGCATTGGCATTAGAACCAATATCAAAGGGAATGAACTGGTAAAGAAGTGGGCGGAAGCTGCAAATGAAGCAGTGAAGCCAGACGAGAAAGAACCAGAACCTATTGCAGAAAAGGTGGAGATGCCGGACATTGAGACACAGTTGGAAATTGCAAAGATAACTGCTGAGAGGGACGTGTATAAGCGGTTATACGAGGATGCAATGGCACGGAGATAGGAGAAAGCATGACTCTAATAAAGAGAGATAGAGAAAACTTCTGGATGTTAAATTGGCTTGATGAATACATGACCGGTCACAAAGGATTTATATGTGGAGGATGTTTCAAAAACATATTCAATAAAGAAAAGGTAAAGGATCTTGATATTTTCTTTGAGAATAAAAGTGATTTTGATGATGCGGTACAGTATTTTGACAGTCAGACACCGGGGTATGACGGAGACGATGTAAGAGATGAGAAATATCATTTTCACTACGAAAACGACAACGTAAAGGCGTACAAGCACATTGAAACAGGTGTTGTGATTGAACTTTGTTGCAAAATATTTGGAAAACCGGAAGAAATTCTGAATAAGTCCGATTTCACAATTACGAAGTTCGCATATTACAAAGAGGAAGTAGAGGATGAAACTGGTGCGGTAGCGGAAAAACAAGAACTTCCGTTTGAAACTCTGGAAGATGAACATTTCTTAGAGGAAATTGGAATAGCGGAAACACACATTGAGTACAAAATCCTGATGGATGATGCGTTTTTTGAACATCTACATCTTAAACGGATTGTAATTGATAAAGATATTCCGTTTCCAATGAGCACTTTTGAACGGATGCTGAGATATGCAAAGTACGGATATTTCCCATGCAAAGAAACAAAGATGAAGATAATCAATGCACTTAGGGATTTGACAGACGAACAGGTTGAATTATCTGAAAGTCTTTATGATGGCATGGATTAAGGAGGAAACATGAAAAAGACAGCGAGAGTAATAGTGACATTAGCCTGTAACAGAAAATGTCCCGGATGCTGCAATGAGACAGTCGGAAAGGTTGCAAGTATTGGAGATATTTCAGTTCTCTCAGATTATGAGGAAGTTGTGATAACCGGTGGAGAACCGATGCTCAATCCAGACAGTTTGCTGAGATTTATCAAGGCACTGAAAAAGCAGAATAAACAGCAGAGAGTGTATTTGTACACAGCTTGCTTATCAATGGATGATTACGGAAAAATCATCGACCGATTAGACGGGATCACGGTAACACTTCATGCTGAGGCAACGGATGATGATATTCGCAATCTGAAATATATGAGTTACAACCTCTATGGAGAGAATTTGGATATGCGGTTGTTCATAGACCGTAGAGTATATGAAAAATATGATTTATCCAATATTTGCCTGAAAACGTGGGATGTTGTGAGAAAACTGGAATGGAAAGAGAAGTGCGATCCGGCGGATAACGAAGATCTGCTTTTGTTCCATCTGTTTTAAGGAGAACGCTATGGAAAATTACAAAGTAGTTTCAATAACGGACAGAGAGGGCAATCCACGGACAGATGGTAGATACCCTGACAGAGTAGGAAGAATATGCACCAAACCAAACGTGAGAATTGGAGAACAGATGGTAATTCAGTGGATCTCAAATGCCGATGGCACGCCGTATGTTGGAGAACTCACAACGAGCATGGCAATCTCCTACATTGAGATAAAAGGGAAAATCACAGTAACAACGAGACATTCAGTATACACATTTGAGAAGTTATGAGAGAATCAGAAACTTTTGATTACATCCGCCGGAAGTACCCGGACAAGGAAGAAAAGTGGAGAAAGGTCACGCAGCTTGTAAAATTCGATGAGAATTTGGAAGTTAAGAGCGTGCATGATTTCAACATCAACTGCTACATATCAACATTTGGGAGACTTATAAGAAACGGAATCCTCTGCAATATGGCATACGGAGATAAATACGATATTTCCAGTATGTTCACAGATACGGACGGAAACCAAGTACGGTTTAAGAGACACCAGATTGTTATGCAGACTTTCTTCATGGGCGATAGACGGCGGTATGACACCGTGGACCATATAAACAACGTGGAGAGGTTTGACAACAGCATATACAACCTCAGATGGGCGGATAAGGGCGTACAGTGCGGAAACCGCAAGGACAAGCCAGGGAAACACAGAATGGTTATCTGCATAGGCGATGAGGAAGAAATCTTTTTCTCATGTCGGGAGGCGGAACGACTGTACAACCTACCGCCGAACTCGGTCGGTAAGGTATGCCGCGGAGAACTAGAATCCATATATGGTTATAGATTTGGATATTTATAAGGAGATCAGAGATGGGAAAAGATTGGACCGGAAACGGCAAGAGTATTTTTACAACCCTTGGCGCATCCAACCACACAGAGAAAGAAAGAGAGATTAACGACTACTATGCGACAGACCCTATCGCAGTAGACGCATTGTTACAGGGTGGGGCAGAGCTGAATCGTAAGATTTGGGAGTGCTCTGCAGGACAAGGACACTTATCAGAACGTCTCATAGAACTCGGTTATGAGGTCCGCAGTACGGATCTTATCGACAGAGGGTATGGAGAGGGTGGAATAGACTTCTTGCAGACAACAAAAATGTGGGATGGCGATATTCTTACCAATCCTCCATACAAGTATGCGAAAGAGTTTATTGAGCACGCAATGACGATCATACCGGACGGAAGAAAGGTGTTTATGTTCCTCAAATTGCAGTTCTTAGAGGGAAAGGCAAGGGGAGAACTGTTCAAGAAATACCCTCCGAAATGTGTATATGTATCTCGAAAAAGGATTTTATGTGCCAAGAACGGAAACTTTGAAGAAATGAAAGCCGGAGGCGGCAGTGCAGTAGCATACGCATGGTACGAGTTCGAGAAAGGTTACGAGGGAGTGAGCATTATTAAGTGGATAAATTAAACTATGGTTACTGGAACATGGACTGTATGGATGGAATGAAACGATTTCCTGATAAATACTTTGAGGTTGCTATCGTGGATCCTCCATACGGTATCAATGCGCCAAACATGGCAATGGGAACCAATAAGAGCCGGTCAAAGAATGGCTACCCAGCAGAAAGCACAGCTTCACGGATAAAGCGGAGTAAGGGAGCAGGACAATGGGATAGTGAGCCTCCTGGGGAAGATTATTTCAAAGAACTGTTCCGGGTGTCTAAGAATCAAATTATATGGGGAGGCAACTATTTCCGATTACCACCGACAAAATGTTTTGTTGTGTGGGACAAGGTGCAACCGTGGGAAGCGTTCTCGCAAGTGGAGATGGCATGGACTTCTTATGACCTCCCGGCAAAATTATTCAGATATTCCAATACAGGCGGAGCAAATACAGAGAGAAAGATACATCCTACGCAGAAACCGGTTGCCTTGTATGAGTATCTTCTGCAGACGTTCAAAATAAACGGACCGGTTCTCGACACCCATGTTGGAAGCGGATCAAGCCTCATAGCTTATCACAGAGCCGGAGTACCATTCGCGGGATTCGAGATTGACGAGGAAATGTATAAGCTATCCAGTGAGAGGTTGGAAAGAGAGAAAGCACAATTATCCCTGTTTGATTTAGGGATGGAAAGGAACAGATATGAGTGATTTTACACCTATATACGCAGTTGACTTTGACGGAACACTCTGCGAGAGTCAATGGCCCGGAATAGGAGCACCGAACATGAAATTGATAAAACACCTTATCCGGCGAAGAAACGAGGGAGCGAAACTTATTCTCTGGACGTGTCGCGTCAATGAACGGTTGGACGAGGCGGTGGAGTGGTGCAAACAGTACGGATTAGAGTTTGATGCTGTCAACGATAATCTGCCGGAGGCGGTGGAGAAGTTCGGGAACAATGCAAGGAAAGTGTTCGCCACTTGCTATATTGATGATTTGGCGGTGGATAAGGAAAAGTACGGAATACCATTTCATACGAAGATTGTTCCGTGTTATGAGAAATTCGACAAATATCCATGTGGAAGCGAATGGATTTTGAAGTGCGATGGTACGGAAATACCGGTATGTCTGACAGTAATAAATAAATCTGATAATTGGATTGAGGCAACAAGCACAAGTGATGATCCACAATATCAGTATTACAGAGTTCGCCGGGAACCGGAATGGTTTGACGGCAAATTATTTCCAAAGGAGCGATAGGAGAATGAAGAAAAATAAAGTAAATCCGAAAGAATTTGATTGTCAGTGTTGTGGAAACCAGATCTACAAGAGCCGCCTGCGTGATGATGTAAAGTGCTGCTTCTGCGGTTATGTCAATCATGTAGGGAAATATGTCAGGAGGAAGCGTAATGGATAATACAAAAATCGAATGGGCTGACAGCACATGGAATCCGATAACAGGATGCTATCACAAATGTCCCTACTGTTATGCAAGAGGAATATCCAATAGATTTGTCACAAGACAAGGTTGCCATCTGGTAGAGCCGGAAACGTACAAACTTACGAGAGATGATGGAACAGAAGTCTATGAAATCAATGAGCAGCCGTATTATGTGGACGATGAGACCGGAAAACAGTACAGATGTGCTTATCCACACGGATTTGTACCGACAATACACAGATACCGCATGGGAGAGTACAGAGATAAGAAGAGACAGAGGAATATCTTTGTCGGCTCAATGGCTGATATTTTCGGAGAATGGGTTCCGGACAGGTGGATTAGAGAGGTATTCATGGCTTGCGAAAGGGCACCACAGCACAATTACCTTTTCCTTACCAAGAATCCTCAGAGATATTTGGAATTGGAGAAGTACAAGGAATTGCCGTGGGCGGATAATTTTTGGTTTGGCACAACAATTACGAACCCTCAGCAGGAATACGCATGGTTCAAAGAGAAAATGTTTCATTGGTTTTTATCAATCGAACCATTGCTTGATGATATGGGCGATTTCGGAAATGATGTTATGCCTGAGTGGATCATAGTAGGGGCGGAAACCGGAAGCAGAAAGGATAAAGTCATACCAAGACGAGAATGGATTGAAAATATTGTGGAGCAGTGCAGAAAGTACAACATACCGGTATTTATGAAACCAAGCCTCACGGACATTTGGGGCGAAGAACTCATTCAAGAGTTTCCGAAAGCCCTTATTCATGCCTGATTTATTCCAGAGCATTGATAAGAATATGGTTAAATCGCCGGTAGCGTACTGCAAAACACACAAAGGGTATCTATCAACGAAGCAAATGAAAGTCCATAAGTGCCTGCAGATAGGATGCACTGGACTGGAAAGGTTGGAACATCCATACTGGGAGGAACGCCAACGGAAAAAGGATGAAGCAAAGAGGAAAAAGAAGCAACAGTAAATTGGTTCACGTTTCATTTGATGAAGTAGAGAGATTTGTTCCGAGAGTTCCGAAACAGATTTGCCTGGATGAGGATAACACCACTCCGAGGATATGCGTAGCACCTAACATATTGAGTGCAATCCAAGCGATGCCGCAAGGCGGAACAGTAGCGTACAACATGGCAAGGATTGGCGTACCGGTTGTTATCCATGCGTATTACATAGAGAGTGATGCTATCCTCATGCCGGAACAGATAGCGGATAAAGTGCCGGATGCCGTTGCCACAGGAGAAATGTGGGTTATGGCAGTTCCGGCAGCAGTCCACCGAATAGACTATGAGATTGTTAATCCGTATGTGCCTATGAGGGTTGATCGGAACGGTACGAGAGAACGGTTTCTTGTATGGTACGGAGAATTAAAAAGGGTTCGGTATCAGGATAATTGGAGAAATCTATCTACCAGAACAGCCAGAAATCAAAAGGCGGTAGAGTGGTTTATGGAAAATAAGCCAGACATATCGTACAGAACATTTATGTCAAATATGGACGATGAACTATTGAAATCATTCCATGTGGAATTAAAGGAGGTATGGGAGTGAACAGACAGAAGAAATTAGCAAAGCAGAATACACCGTTGTATAAGAGAGTACCGACACTTAATCTGGTAGACTATTCAGATATAAAAGTGCCGCTAGTAGTGATATATGACAGCCCGAAAGACTTTCCTGGAAAAGTGGTGGCAAGAGTATGGGACGGAGAGAAGAATCGGCCAACGAATGTTTACTGCGAATATGAAAACCTTAAAAGATGCGAAGATGATGTAATGTCAGCCGGATTTATTTTTAAGTTCCCGAGGACACCAGAGGACGATGCGTGCATCGTTGAAACATACATGAGATAGGAGGATTGCAATGGCAAAGAAGAGAAGCTGCCGCAGAACAGTAAATGAAGATAAGGTACATGAAAAAGCGGTTAAAATCCGCAAAATGACTGATGAACAGTTGGTGCAGTATGTCAATGACAGAGTGGAAAAAGCCAGGAGCGAGGGATTTAATCAGGGAAAGAAATCGGTTACCGGAATAACGGTCAACGAGTTTCTGAAAGAAATCTCAAAAATCAAAGGTGTCGGAGATGCCACAATCTGCAAAATCATGGAGCATTTCAGAGAGAAAGGGATCAAGGATGAAAAAGACACCACTACAAATATTTGAGGAACGGAACGAAAAGGATTGTTGTCTTAACTGCAAAAAGCTGATTGTAAAGCAGACAGACGCAGGGCATATAAATTTCCGTGGAGAAACAGGAAAGATCATTCTCGATATGTTCCTTGATGTTGGAACTCATTTTCCAAAATGCAAATATGAGAGAAAGGAGTAAGTTATGCGTGTACAGAATCACATACCAATCAAGGCAGTAGCCATCAAAGAAAAGGACGGATTGGAAATCGGAACTGAATATGATGTAGAGGATATTATGATGGGGCAGAGCAATACGAGCGTGGAGCTGGTAGGGGTAAAAGGAACATACAACAGTATCTCATTCAAATTTATGCTCAATGGAAGAGAAATTGACATTTTTAGAAGCCCTCTGATAAATCCATATATGAAATTTGACGGTAACAATGGGATTTGCTACAAGGAGTAGATTAGCCAATGATAAAAACATGGTATGAGGAATATGAGAAGATAAAGGATAAGGCGGTAGTGGTATATGGATATGAGTGGGAGTCTATGGCAGATGAACAGAAAGAGAAGATCCTAGCAGAAAAAACCGTGATAATGAGCGGAGACAGCGGATATGCTTGCAAACGCTATCAAATTATCGGAAACGCAAACAATCTGTCAGACCATGAATGTGCCATAATAGCGGATGGCGGAAACCTCTGCTTTGGGTACAGAATGGAGGGACAGGAAATTGTTGTATACACAGATTAAAGGAGGACAATATGGAAGCAAGAGAACTGGCAAATAAGCTCTATGGACGAGCATACGGAGATAGTTTCGATGATGTACTGGAAGAGGCAAAACAGAGCGGTCTCGTCATTGTGACGGGTGCATCAGATGATTTGATGGAGTTCAATGGAGCAATCTGCGATGAGGGAGGTTGTTTTGATGGCGGAAGAGTTTATTTCGATAAGGATGGAGTGGACCAGGAGGGAGAAGAACGCGCCAACTGGATAGATGCCATATGGTGTGACGGCATGAACCGAGATGGACTTCCGGCAACGTGGACGTATGAGACAGAAATTCCTTGTGAGAGATTTGATATTTGGGAAGATGGAGAGATTTATTGCGTAGGCCTGGTGTTCTCAATCGAGGACCTGAAATGAAAACCGCAGAAACCGTAGCATTGGAAAAGGCAATCAGAAGAGCCACATACAAAATGGGAACATTTGGTTGCTATGAGGTAACAATAGGATATGGCGGCAAGGAGCGTGTGGACTACATGACATACGACACAAAGGGCATTTTCCGATGCTATGAGGTCAAGGTATCAAAGGCAGATTTCCATAGTGTAGCAGTTAAATCGTTCGTAGGTCACTACAACTATTATGTTCTCACAAGGGAATTATACGATCAGGTCAAGGAAGAGATACCGGATTGGATCGGTGTCTATATCGGAGATTACTGCGCTAAGAAAGCAAAGAAACAGGATTTATCCGGCAGAGAGTATAAAATGCGCCGTTCGGTCAATGGACGCAGTACAGAGGTATCTACTCCGTGGGTAGATATGCTCAAAGAGAGTATGATCCGTTCGCTGTATCGGGATTCTGATAAACTGATACAGACGGAGGATGAGCAGTATATAAGCCGTCTCAGAAGTCAGATTGATAAGGCAAGGACTGAAAGGGACAGAGAATCCAAGAAGTACCTCAGATTATGGAAAACCGTAAGGAAAGAATTTGGCGATGAAAAGGCATGGGAACTCATAGAAAAGGCAGAGGAATAAAACCTCTGCCTTAAATCATTTTCTGCCATTTATGGCAATCACTACATCATCAAAACCAGAATCGGAGTAGCAAGTGCCCTCCTGAGAAAGAGTTGTACCGGGCTGCAATTCCTGGTTATCATCCATAAAAGATAATTCGCTAAAATTAACCATCTTCCCATCTTTAAGGTACACCACATCCATACATACATAATCTGCGGCGGAAGTTCCGTTGTTTGTCACGGATGCAACAATGCCGCTGTCGGTAGTATTGTAGTCAACGGATAAGTCAGAATAGACAGGAGAGTATTCCTTTTCCTCTGATACCGACAGTGTGTAATCGAAACTATCAATCTTATCCCATTCATCAAATGTGGTCCATATACCGGCTGTTTGCCCTGGAGCAACCGCTTTTGTTCCATCGCTGGAAGAACCAACCATACTGCCGGAAGAATCCAATGCGGTCACATTCAGACCAATACTCACAACCTTATCTGAATTGTTTGTTACATACATAACGTAATACATAAAAGAATCATCCACAGTGCAGGAATAATCCTGCGTACTCATCAAATCTGCAAGGTCTGTTTTGTCTTTACTTTCTGTCGTAGTCGTGACCGCAGTAGTGCCATTTTTGGTAGATGTACCGCCGCCACAACCAGTCAAAAGAACGGCCGACAGTAACAGTATGGCAAAATATCTCATCTTCATAGACATATCCTCCCTATATAAATGTTTAGTCCATTATACATCAATGTGTCCATCAACGCCACATTATTCGCTCGCCTTGAAATTATATATAGGTTTCAGAATCGCAAGAATATCAACGGTTTCTCCAATACATTCCACAATCTCATCAATAGGCTTGTATGCCATCGGTGCCTCATCTATGGTTTCCTCTGACACAGAAGTAGTGTAGATACCGTCCATAGAGTGTGAATAGTCTCTCATGCTGAGAGTTTCCTTTGCTTTCATCCGGGACATAATCCGTCCGGCTCCGTGCGGCGCAGAACAGTTCCAATCCTCATTTCCCTTACCGGTTCCGAGAATACATCCGTCACGCATATTGATGGGGATAAGAACCTTTTCTCCGTACTTGGCAGAGATAGCACCTTTACGGACGATGTTGGAGTCGTGGTCGATATAATTGTGGATGCACTCAAAGAAGTCCGGCATATCTGCATCAACACCCCATCCCATGTGATTGCATATAATCTGAGCAATCATAACACGGTTCATGTAGGCAAACTTCTGACATATCCTCATATCATGGAGATACTGTTCACGGTACTTACCCTCTAAATAACAGAGGTCTTTCGGCAATTTCGGAGTGACAGCACGGAAGTTTCGGCGCAGCTCCTTGATTGCGGATTCAATCTCAGATTTTCTTCCAGCGGCTTTGTAGTCGGCAATGAGCTTTTCCTGACGATCATACAGATCATCCTTACCGCACATCAACTCATAGGCAAGATTCTGGTAATAGTCCGCTACCTGTTTTCCTAGGTTACGGCTTCCGGTATGAATTACGAGATATTTGTACCCATCATCTGTAGTATCAACCTCGATAAAATGGTTGCCGCCACCGAGAGTGCCAATAGAGCGTTCGAGACGCTTGGTATCTTTTAATTCCCGGTAACAATAAAGCTCTTTCAATTCTTCAAAACGCATTTGCCGCCCATCATGCACATTTTTCCCACTTGGAACATAGGTGCGGATAACACGATCTAAAGTGTTCAATGTAACAGCATTAAAATCCCTATGCCCTAAACTGACGCAAAGCATACCGCATCCAATATCCACGCCAACGATGTTTGGAATTACTTTGTTTCCGAGATCCGCAGTAAAGCCAATGACGCATCCCTTTCCGGCGTGAACATCCGGCATGATACGAACCTTACAGTCCTTAAAGGCATCCTGAGACAGAAGAGTGTTAATCTGTTCCAAAGCCTCATCTTCGATGGTTTTTGCATAAACTTTCAAATTACTCATAGTGATCCTCCTATACTTTGTATGTTTTGTTATTTCCAGAATTTCCATTGTATTTTGTGAAAGGGCGAACCCATACACGTTTACCGGTTTTGGTAGTTCGGTAAAACCCCCTCACGCTTACCTGCTCAGTAGGTTTTGTGTAATGCCTTTTTGTACCGTCTGCAGGAATAGGTCTGCTATCAATGTGGTATGTGGTTATCAGTGGTGTAGCACCGCCGGAACGGCGCAACCTTTTTTGATGCTTATGAGAAATGCGCTTCTCTTTCTGCTCCGTAGTCTCAATGCAGTTGCGGTAATGAGTTGCAAAACACATGAGAGAGTGGAACTTCAATGCCTCCTTGTATGGCGTTCTGTCAGCGGCAAGAACCATCCGGGCAACCTTTCGTTTCTCTTTGCTTAATCCGGCAGGAAAGACAATGTTTTCGATTTCCTGAGTTTTCGGATCATACCGATAATTGCAGACATACACGCCACCCATATACAGATGCAGCCTGACGAATACACCCTCCTGCTCATAATAGAATTTAATATCTTCCTCCGGCAGCTCAACCAATGCGGAGGGGATGGGGATGCGGAACTCTTCGGCATCCAACCAATCTTTATTTTTCTGATACCATTCAATGATCTTCTCTGTTTTCCCGATGGTATCGACTATGATTTTATTGCAGTTTGTAATATCAATCATGCCTAAGACCTCCATTTCTTCAATGGTTCCTTATAGCATTTGTCTATTTGGACACGTTCTTATCAAGCGGCATCGTGCGCTCCGCCGGAGATACGCGAATGTCAGGAGATCCCACTATCCTTATCCGGTTTCGCATTAAAGCCGGAAAACCTGTCAACCAACAAAGGGATGGTGTATGCCGTTATCAACCCTTATACCGGCAGCAGTTTTCACATTAAAAACTGCCAGAAACCTGTTACACGACACTCAAATAGACAAATCTTATAAGGAACCATTACTATATATGCGCCTCATTTGGGGCGGTAAATAATATCAACGTGGGAATCTAATGCCTGTTCAATCTTTTCGTCCGTAACACCCAAGTAGCGAGCTGTAACTGCTGCGGAACTGTGTTGATACAGGCGGCGGACCAGTTCAATGTCCTTTCCATTCTTGTAGTAAATCTCTGTTCCGAAGTATTTACGGAACGAATGGGTGGATATATCCTCATATTCAGGACCGAGCCAGTCGCAAACCTTTTTCAGATGCTTTTGCACTGCCCGGACACCGATAGGGAATATCAGATCATCGCCCTCAATGCCCTCAGAGTCCGCATATTCAAGGAGGAAGTTGTAGACCTGTTCCTGGACCTTGAAACGGCGAACCTTTCCGGTCTTATGCTCAACGATATTGAAAGCGTGGCCGGATGGTGTCTTGATGAAAGAGGAACGCCGGAGGGAGAGTGTGTCTCCAATACGCAATCCTACATTCGCCTCAATAACGAGGATCGTAGCAATCCGGGGATTAGGCTGTATGCAGTCTCCAATACCCTCATATAAAGTTTTTATGATAGTCTCGTACTGTTCATGCGTACAAGCTGTTGTTGTCTTTCCTGCCATTCTAACCATCCTCCTACTTACTGATTTTTCATCAAACCGGCAACGACATTGTTGATTGCCGTCTCAGATACAAACCCACCTTGCAACCTTACCGGGGAAAGAGAACCGTTAGGGAGAAAGAGCATATCGCCATGACCCATGAGCTTTTCGCCGCCGGCCATATCCAATGCGACCATAGAGTTTGTGACTGTACCGACACGGAGACAGATCTTTGTAGGCATATTTGCCTTAATCAATCCGGTAACAACCTTTGCAACCGGGTACTGTGTGGCAATCACAAGATGAATACCGCAGGCACGGGCTTTCTGTGCGATTCTGACGATATAGCCCTCAACGGATTTACCGCCCATGCTCATAAGGTCTGATAACTCATCAATGAATACAATATCTCTTCTCATCTGGCTGTCTGCGAACTTCTGATTGTAGCTGTCAATGTCACGGCATCCGGCAGCAGCCAGAACGGAGTAACGGTGATCCATCTCAATACAGAGGTTTTTCAATAAATCAACTGCGCCGTTCACTTCGGAAACAACCGTGCAAGCTGCGAGGTTTTTATAATACTCAAACTCGGTAGCCTTTGGGTCAATGATGTATAAGTGCATCTGAACCGGATCTTTCTTCATCAACAGGGAAAGAATGAGGTTGTGCAGCACGATTGATTTACCGGATCCGGTCATACCAGAAATAAGGATGTGGCACGCCTTGGCAATATCAATGTAATGCTTGGAACCGTCAACCGCCATACCGATCGCCATTGTGAACCCATCGGAGGACTGAAACTCATTATCAATAAGCATATCCCCCAGGAACACGGTTTCTGTACCGGTAGGAACCTCAATATACACATAGCCGTTGTCAAATCTCAATGAAGCATTGCAATGCAAGGCTGCTTGAAATTCCTTTTCACGTCTCAATACGGACTGTACCTGAGTACCCGGAGCCGGTTCAATAACATACTGAGTGAGGCGTGGCCCCTGATTGATTTTTACAAGGGTGGAGCGGAGGCGGAAAGAACTCAATACGCTCAATATGGTTTCAGCCTCTTCTTTTACTCCGTGAGATCCCCATGAGGTATGATAAGTCATATTTCCATCAACTGTCGGGAACACATACGGCTTTGTAAGAACATACGCCGGAGCGGTGGTGGCTGTCTGCCTCTGTGCGGACTCTTTCAGTCCTGCATTAAGGAGAGCACGGGCCTCATTATGCTTTCTATTTGCTGTTAATGTCTCCATACAGTTTACAAATACGCTTTTCTTTCTCATAGTTCTCAATCCTTTCTTTACCGGATGCCGGTAGTACACAACTTTCTGTTTAACGCCTGTAATTCTTTGATGTGTATGTCAATAGCTTTCTGTGATTCAGTGTCACATACAAGGCGTTGCGCCTGACCTGCGTTTTCTATCATTGTCAATACGCTATCGCTCAATAATGTCTGTTCTCTATCTGTCAATGAAATAACTACCATGTTCATACCTCCTACCACATATCATTACTTGAATAGGTATTCAAAAGGATCTCGTTGTCGGTTTCTGTTACATCCAGATAGTTCCCGGTGTCCTCAATAATTTTCAATGCGTTTTCCTTGCTTATGGGGCGTTTCTCCGCACCCCTATAAGCAAAGCCATATCTGTGATAAAGTGTTTTGTTAGAAGCTCTTACAACGTCCGCAGCTTCCGGGCGGTTCAATGTGCCATTATAAAATGACATATTTAACATTTTGCGTTACCTCCATATTACAACGTGTTACATATCGTTACAATGTAACGGATTAGATTAAAATACTCTCAATCAATCGGCGGTTTCCAGGTGTAACCTCTCCGCCGTAGTTGGAAACGGTTAGAATCAGGTCAATAGCCGTTCTCAATCCTCGAAGCTCGGCAGATACACGGCTGCGCTCATTGTGGTAATTCTTCAATGCCTCACGCTGAATAGGAAGCTCAATAGAAAGCTCAAAACGTGTGCGGCGTGGTGTGGATGGATTGTTATAGGTGCGATCCATTGCATCAATGGCAGCCATGCGGCGATCCTCTTCAATGCTCATGCGTTTTTCTGTTGCTTCAAGGCTTGACACCTTGGCCTGCAGTAACTCAAAACTGCTCATACCGTTCTCAATTCTCAATGCTGTATTATTCATGGTTTCTTATCCTCCTAAACTCAATATGTTATGCTGTGACTACTTCATAATTTGCCGGGATCCTGGTTACTGGCATATAACGGCCGGATGATTGGCAGAACCAGAAAGGGCGTTTGAACTGATACGCCGCAGCGTGTTTCAATAGTTCAATGTTTCCCCCAGTGCGGAGAGTAAAGCGGATCACTGCACCGACAGGCAAATTTTTCAATGCGTGCGGATCTTTCTTTGCTTCAATGTTCTTTCTGCATCTCTCACGCCAGTTATTGGCATATTCTGAATCAGTAGGGGAGAGAAGAGAGAGAATAGAAGCCGGGCAATGATCTTCGCATGGTCCAGAGCTTTCCCCCATCGTCTTAACTCCAAAGTTGAAATAATCCCGGCTGTTGGTGTGCGTCAATGCAACGGCGGCGGCTGTTTCTGTCTCTCCGGTGCTCAATTCTGTTATTTTAATAGCTGCATAGTATGTACTTCCTACCATTGCGGAGCGCACAACCTCGGCTTTTCTGGTGTCGTTCTGCCAGGTGTAAAGCTCGTCAATTTCTGCCTTTTTGTCAATAGCTCCGGTTCTGGTGTAGTGTGTTGCGTGTGTATAATCCCATCCCATGATATAAACCTCCTTAATCTCTTACCGGCTCGCATTGTAAACAATGGTTTTTGCTAAAGGTTATCAATGCTTTTTTCGTGCCGTTCTCATACTTGAAATTTTCAAAAAACTTTATCAATGTATCATATTTGAAATAGTGCAAGCCGATTTCTGCATACTCAATATAGCGGCTGTCTGTTATATAGATCCCCTGACAGTTTCCGTATTTCTTGAAAAACTGCATTTTCTCTATGTACTCATCAATATTTACGGTTTGCCCCTCTTGTAGATGTTCCAATACTGCGGAGCGGTTCAGATATTTATAAACCATCCTAAAGCCTCCGATCGCTCAATATATCCGGCGGAGCCGGGGCGGCTGATCCGCCGCCGTCCGCCTTACTCTGCGCAATGATCCAACTTATCTTTTATATCTTCAATATCTGAATTGATGCGCTCAATACTTGCATAACGCTTGCTGTTTATTTTTTCTTTGAATGTCTCAAAGTAAGAAAGAGCATAAGAAAAATAATTCATCTTGTTAGACACGCCACGCGCCGCGGTTGCGTCCTGACAATTCAAAACGGCGTTAGATAATAAAATTCTAGTTGCGTCAATGCGTTTCTGTAGTTCGGCTATCTCATTTGTATAGTCGGCGTTGTCTGCCTCTGCCTGTTTTCTGGTCCGTCTCAATGTTTCTGCTCTCTCCATCAATGCGAAACGGTGAGGGCGTAACAAGTAGCCGCTTTTGTCGATATGGTCCGCAATATCCGCGGATCGTTTTTCATTTCCGTAAAATGTGTTGTATGGTTCGTATGTGAAACGTGCGCCGCTGCCATCCGTGGCGGTCAATACTAAGGATTTTATATAATCGTTTCCGCGTCCGTCCGTGCTCTTTCTGGCATCGTCCAGAGTATACCGCCGGGAAACATTAAATATTTTTGTTTCTGGTTCTTTTATATAGCATTTATCCTGGGCGATTATAAAAATGCTTTCAGTCTGTTTCTTGCGCAGCTCTTCAAAGTCTCCGACACCATAGCAATGATCTATGTCAAATTCTCCGGTAGTGGTGCGATAGTTCCAATACTTCGCACCATCGCGGCGCGTCCCGTCAAATTTTCCGCTGCTTAATATTGCATAATATAAACCGGATTTATAACAATGCACACCAGGAACGACAAACAAAACAATTTTACATTTTGCCGGGTTCATCGCTTCGGCTACTGCCTTTTTAACGGTGTTTACTGTGAAACGGTCCGCCGATTCTGCAATAAAGTAAGGTTTTTCAAAGTCGAATCCGTCTACATCATGCGCAAACTGTAAAGCCTTATTATTCAATGATAAAAGATTTTTAATAGATTCATTCATAATATAACCCCCTTTCTAAAATACTTCGCTTGTGAATCCGGCGGCGGTCAATGTCTCGAATTGTTCCCGGATAAATTTAGAACTTGTTTTCTTGTCCGGCTTGCTGATCGGTGCCGTGCATCCGTGATATAATGCAACGTGCTTTTTGTCTGTATCAATAATAATAGTTAAATTTCTATATCCGTAACGGTTATAACTTGCGTATTCTTTTCTCATGGTGTTGATCTCCTATATTTTGAGAGGGAGCGCCCCGGAGGGCACGCGCCTCGTTTCTATCGGTTTAGTAGTTTTCAAAATGTGCCTGCAGAGCTTCGATCTCGTCATCCGTGAAAAGCCTTTCAATAGCTTTCTTTGTTCTCTGGCAAGCCTTAAACGCTTTCAAGCCTTTTCTAACCTGATCCGCTCCGCCGTCAATATATCCAAACTCTGTTAAAAAGTCGGCTTCATCTGTGCAACTCTCTACACAAGAGGAATCAGACAAAAGACAATATAAACAGTCTTTTTTCTCCGGCTCATGGGTTGCGGATGGGTTACACTGATAATCAAAAGTATAACGGCGGTTGTTTGCCGGGTTGATAATGCGGCATTTATAGAGAACGTGGGACGGTGTAAAAAGGTCCTTTTGTTTGTCTGCCTCTTCAAATGTGAATTTTAAAGAATCAATAATTTTTTCTGCTGTCATGGTCTTTCCCTCTCTTTTCTGTTGTTCCATCCGGGAAAGCCTGTTATAATAGGAGACAAGCCCCGGAGGGGTGGCGGCGGTCCGTGTCGCTTGGTAGGTGTAGCGGATCGCCCTTTTTTATTTGGCTCAATAGTCGTTTGCGTCAGACTTGCAGACGGCGGCTTGCAGGGGTTCGCCTGTCCTATTCCCTTTTATGCTGCGTGTATATAGGCAACTCGTTCCAGCCATCGCCCCGGCTCAATAGTTCCGGAGCGGTTCCCGCTTTCCCCTGGGAGCGTCGGGGGCGTTAATCATTGTTAGAGTGCTAACTGCTTTCACTCGATGCCGGGCCGATTTTATACCGCTTTCCCGGTCTCGTGCGGTTTCAAGTTCGGCGGCGGTTGCGTGTGTTCGGTTTCATCTTAATAAGTGCCGGCTTTCCGTTGCCTTGGTCCGGGCGGCTGCCCTTGGTCCGGTCTGAAAACCGTTGATCTTTTGGGGTACACCGTGCGCCCCGTCTGCCTTGCTTGTTTGTTTTGGTGAACGTCCGGCGGTTCGTTTTGTTCCGTTGCGGTTCGTTCTTTATGTCTGTATTGTAAACCGCACGCTTTACAAAGTCAAGCGAAAACTTTACATTTTTTTGAGTTTGTGAAAAGTGTATAGCCGACTAAACAAAACAACGGCGGTTTATTGTGTAAATTGTACACTTTACAAAGTGCAGAAAAACCCCGGCGCAGTCTTTACCATGTAAACGGCGGACTTGACACGGGGCGCATATTCCTATATATTAGAGGGGTACAGAGAGAAAGGAGGGCGGAGCCGGTGCGGTTGAGTTTTGGCGAGAAAATGCGCGTTATAATGAAGCGGCGCGGGGTATCGGTGCAAGATCTGGCGGATCGCTTGGGAGTGTCCCGGCAGAATGTAAACCAGAGACTAAACGCGGATAGATTCACGCTTGACGATATGGAGAAATACGCCGCCGCCATTGGTTGCGGTATAGAGATAGAAATAATAGAACCGCCGGAGGGCGGAGCAGATCCGCATATAAATAAATAGAGTTAGCCGAAAAAGTAGAACGTAGGGCACAGAGAGAAGCAGAAAGCAGCTTTTCCCGGTGCTCTTTTTATTTTGCCCGTGTGACAGTATAGGACCACCACGGAGGGCACAGAAAGACAGGAGGCGGAGAGATGGCAGGAGAGAAGAAAGAAACGGCAACAAGGGACGAAAACGGAGTCAGAAAACAAAGCTATAAACGATTTAAACCGGGGCGAGACTATGAAGAAATAGAGACGGCGCAAGCTGTAGCCCTATGCGATATGATGCTAGACGGCTTTAAAAGATCTGTAGCGGATGCGGAGGGGGGAAAAGGGGGACGGCCTAGGAAGTTGGAAACGGTGGAAGAGTTCCGGGAAGTCGCAGAGCGATATATAAATTATATTAAGGATAGAGCACTTGACGGCGTGCGTTTAGTGCCTGATATAGAGGGCTTTTGCGCTTTTGCCGGGATTTCTAGGGAAACTTTGAATAATTGGGAAACTGCCCGCCCTGGCGCGTATTCTGACACAATAAAAATATTTAAGAATACCATCGCAGCATATAAGAAACAGCTCGCTTTTAATGGAGAGATCCCGCAAATCGTGTTCGCTACTGATTTTAATAATAACCACGGTTACACGCAGGCCGCACAAAAGATAGATTTAAACATAGGCAAACAGGCGCAGGAGTTACCAACCGCGGCGGACATTGTGCAGCGTTTACCAGTAGAAACAGGAGGCACAGACCCGGCAGAACTCCCGGACGATCTCGAAAACCTTTAAAAATGGGCGTTTTGCGGTTCGTTTTCTTTTACTTTTACGAACTCCGGCACGTTTCCGGCGGTTCTGGTGTGACGATCCGGGGACAGGTCCGGCAGCTTATACCCTGGGGCGGGGGTGTAGGGCGGAGCGGATCAGGGGCAACTCACCCCTCTGAGTTCCCGAAAAATTAAAAAGCCACAAACCACCCCAATCGTAAAATGGCAAAAGACCCCAAAAGCGTAAACCACCCAATTTACAATGTAAGTATAAACACGGCATCCGAATAACAAAAGGAAAGTGAGAACTTTACAAAACCACAAAATCCAAAAATGGCGGATGCCTACCGGCATAGAAAGAGAGAAATATGGAACAGAACAAAGAAACAGCAACACAGAATAAGCAGAGAGAGGCGGAAGTATGCAGAGAGAAGAAGCAGACCGCATGGGACAAATGGAAAGAGGACACACTGCGGAAGTTCAACCGGACTGCATGACAGAGGCATACACCGTAGGGATCTCTGAAACGCATATCAGAAACAATGCAACGGTATTCCGAGTATGGCAGATGATAGAGCGCGGAGAACTTACCAGAGAAGATGGATTGTACCTCATGGTAAATACGCTTGCGGATGAAAACCATCGTCTGAATCAAATGTGTAATGACCTCATAATGAGGATGCCGTCACGTCTGCTCGTAGAAACAATAACAGGCAAAAATTAAAAATCGGCGGAGGCTTACGCCTCATAAGAGGTAAAACCGGATGAGCAATGAAAACAGCAATTCCAAAAATTCCCCGGAAAATAAAAAGAGGTCTTGGCACAAGGAACCGTGGTATAAAAGGTTATTCGACAAGATTTTGGTATCGCATTTTCTTCCGTGCAAGCATGAGTGGGAAGTATTGGAAGTTCTCTGGACGCTACCTGGTTACAGCGGATTTAAGTACGAGGTATGCAAATGTGGGTGTAAGAAATGCGGAGAAATAAGCATTGAGCAATTATTAGTATGAGGTGTAGGGCATGGATAGACCGGTAGAAATCACAAGAAGCTATGCAGAGTGCAAATTCTGTAACGATATTGCTGATATGTGCAATGAGATACCAGATTGTACTCACTGTGAGAATAGAAAAGGAACATGGATAGATACAATCACGAGCCTGCTTGGCACAAAAGCGGTTGTCGTTCTGGAAGATGGCAAAGTGGAGACATATCCACTGGATAGACTTAAAGTTATCACAAAGAGGGAGAGATAATGAAAATTATTGAAGAAATTGGCGAAGCTGCAATGTTGGAACAGCTTGCCGAGGAATGTACTGAACTGGCAAAGGCGGCTCTCAAAATGGCAAGGATTATCCGCAAAGAGAATCCGACACCGGTTACTGAGAAAGAAGCCATTGCCAATATCCGTGAGGAATATACGGATGTCGTGCAGTGCGCCGGAGAACTTTCGCTTACGGTAGATGAGGAACAGATGGCACGAAAACATGAGAGATGGGAGAAAAGAGTGAGGGATAGAGAATGATACCATTCAGACATTGCATAAGGGAACCACACGGATCAGCAGTGAAATTTGAGATACTGGCAGCAACAACGAATGAGTTTCAGGTACGTTACCCAGATTACGATTACATCAAAATGGGAGCCGGACCGTCAGTGCTGTATAACAGAGAACAATTACTGTGTTTCCTACTGGCGTATGATAAGGCGGAGTGTCTTGGATTTATGGAAAAGCTGTATCATCACATGGGATGGCCTACTGAAAAGCTGCATGAGAATCCGGCGTTTGCCGAAGTGATAAAGGAGAAAGAGGCATGATAGCACGTTTCTTACAGAATATTGTCGTAAATGACATTGAGAAGAATATGGAAATGAATATTGATAAGGGCGAAGAACTTTTTGCCATCGACAGAGGAACCCATTATGAGCTGAGAAAGGCTGACGGATGGGGAACTATGGCTCCGAAAGAGTGCGAGGGAGAATATTATGAGATCATCAAAGAATAAAAATCCGTGTTTTGATTGCCTTGCATCAGAAAAAGAAAATGAGGAAGTGTGCAAGACCATACGGGCGATATTGAATAAGCACAATAGCGTACAAGTGGATCTGAACGATCCGGGCACCATAGGAACATTAACCATAGGGGATTGTACATTTAACGTTTATCTTGGAGGTACAACACTGAATAGGCTGTCACTTCTGCCGGACAAGGATGTATATAGGCGCGTATTCACACTGATAGAGGCGTAGGGGGATATGTATGAAAAATGAGACAAAACCACAGCTCTTTATCATGGATGAATGGCTCGGAGACCCCATACCGCTTGCAGAAATTAAGGAAATATCTGAGCCTACACTGGATGAAGAGTATGATATGCCGGATATTGCTCATCTGAAAGAGGGATTTGAAGTACCTTTTGAAGTGAAAATGAAGCAGTCTGCCATAAATAAGATATTCAGACCGTGTTTCGGCATAGAGACGTACAGAAATCTTGATAAGTGCGGTAAGTGCAATCTGAAAAATGACTGCGTGAAAGCCAAGATAGAGAACAATTTCAATGGAATTAGAGGGAAAACCTTTAATCATAAAAGAAAATAGGAGGATAAACACATGGACGAGAAAGAAAAGCATCCTTGGAAACCACCGGAATTAGCACCACCGATGCCGGATTTTGACGATTTTCCAATCAGTGCGTGGCTGAAAACGCCACCGATACTGCCGAAAGGACTATACCCGGACGAGAAAAACTATACGGCTACGGCTTTTTCGCTAAATGAGCGGCGGCACAGAATAAGAATGATTGGTGTTGAACCGCCACTTCTTACAAGGCTGATGGAATACGAGTGGATGAAAGCACCGAAGTTCAACCAGGAGGATTTGAAAGTGGCGAGCGTAACTGAGAAGATAGGCAAGACCATGGATAAAGTATATGATGCACAGATGGGATTGCTCCAGGAACAGGTCTTTGCAAACCGAGGCATTCCGGGAGAAGTAATGTTTGGAGACATTTTTAAGGATTTAGGATTAAAGGAGGACAATATGGATAGAAGTTTAGCTGATAAGAAGTTTAAGAAAGTAACAATCGAGTGTGAAGATGGCAGCACCTACGCAGGAAAGGTTGCTCATATTTGCGGTAGTCCTTACCGTTTCAACAATCTGTGTGTTGAGGCAATGATCGAGGACAAGCCTATTGCTGCATACGGCATTGAAAACGTGATTTTCCAGAATCCGGCAACAATCGTGTTCTGGTCTGACGGCACAAAGACGGTCGTAAACTGCATGGATAATGTGGAAGCCAAAAAGAAGATCGTAGACGGCAAAGAAGTAATCATTCGCAAACCTAGAAAGTGCGATACCTACTCCAAAGAGGCAGGACTGGCTATGGCTATTGTTAAGAAGTGGGCCGGTAACAACGGAAATTACAACAACATCTTCCGTAAATTCATTCCTGAGATGGCAGAGGAAGAAAAGGCTGCCAAGAAAGCCAAAAAGGCACAGAAAGCGGAGAAGTAGATATGACATTAAGAGAATTGGCAAAAGGCTATGACGGAGATGTGTTGATTAAAGCCTATGAGAATGAAAAATCAAAGATTCCTACGGCGATCATGCAGAGTTCGGTCACGGATGCAATAAAGGATGAGATATTGGATAGAGAGATTTACAGTTACGCAATGGCCTATCAGTCGTTGTTCACATCAAATCTAAGAGTGAATTTTGCAGCCGCACCGGAAGAAACGGAGGAAACCACATGAGAACCTACTTTTTCGATACAGAGTTTACCGGCCTACGCAAGGACACAACTCTTATCAGCATAGGAATTGTCTCTGACACCGGAGACAGATTTTATGCTGAACTGACGGACTATAATGAGAGTATGTGTGATGAATGGATCGAGAAGAATGTCCTCGATCATTTGATTTTGAGTGGTAATGCGGATTTAGAAGAAAGTATGGCAGCCGACAATAAAACAACGACTGTAATCGGCAGTAAGGCAGATGTTCGCCGTGAACTTATGGAGTGGCTTGAAATGGATGTTAATTTTGACAGCGATTATGCTGCGGTATTCGTTTCAGATGTCTCACATTACGATATGGTGTTGCTGATTGACTTATTGGTAGGTAACGCTAAGATGTTGCCTAAGTTTATTACACCGGCTTGCCACGACATCAATCAGGACATTGCAACGATGCTTGATATTTCAGAAAAGGCAGCTTTTGACATTTCGAGAGAGCAGTTACTTACGGACAGAGGAATTGCTTTGCCGAAAGGTCAGAAACACAATGCACTCTACGATGCGGAGGTTATCAAGGCAATCTATGATGATTTCTATGTGGGGGGGGTAATTAAGGAGGCCACGAATGGATAAGGGACAGATTTTATGTGATTATAGGACTGCGAAGAATCACAAAAAGCAGATCCATATTCTGGCAGAACTTAATGCCTGCAGTAAAGAAGAGATCATTGATATTCTTACAGATGGTGGCTACACACGGACATTCAATACCAACGGCGTTGATATATCCGTAAAACGGAAAGAGATTGAGGATAGATATGCCAATGGGGATGATGTAGCCACTCTTGCCATGGCATATCACATCTTAAAGAAAGCAATCAGGACATTACTCAATGTGCCTGAGACGGAGGATGAGAAACCTATGGAAAATGAAAATAATACCCAAACGTGCAAAGAAATCATTAACAGACTGCATGAGGAATTGAATGAGGCAAACGATAAAATCCTCTCTATGACAAAACAGTTGGACGGAGAGAGAAACGATAACACCGCCTTGAAAGAACAGATGGCGAGCATGGAGGCGGAGATAAAAGAACTGAAATCTCATGCGGCGGAAAGTGACAGTTTTTACGGCAGATACCAGGACCAGTGTATCAAAATCAATCAGCTCAATACAACCATTGATGTTCTGATTGACAAGATCAATCTGTTAAAGGCGGTGTACGCATGAAAGATAACGGAATTGAGGTAAGAGTAGCTGACTACTGCGCTTTCTGCGGGGACTTTGAACCGGACGTTGAGAAAATAGATGCCTCTTGCGTAGCTGATAAAGTACCGAGAGTTCTGACAACGATCCGGCGCAAGGATGCCAAGAAATGTGCGGTTATCTATGAGAGGGCAAAGGAGGCATTGCGTGAAAAATCAGAGATGGTACAGAGTAACATTTGAGACTTTGGAAAGGAAACCCATCAGGAGAACCGTTGAGGTACTTAGCACGGACAGCGTTCATGCGTCTGCTCTGGTGTATTCTCAGTTTGGCGGCAGCAAGAAAATCAAAGTGAAGTCCGCAAAGAAAGCAAAGGAGAGAGAATGATGGATAATTTGAACTTGAAACCGCAGTCCCCGGATGAAGTAAAAACCATGATGTGGACAGGGGAAAATCAGCGTGAAATGTTCGATCTGCTTACTTGTGGCAAGAAAATTGACGATTACATGACCACTAGCGGAGAAAACTTTTTCATAGATCATAGCACCGTAAAAGGTGGACTGGTGCTGATTACCAACATAGGAAATCAACGCGGATGCGAAATACCGGTAAAGATCGGGGACTATGTGTGTGGCCGCAGATATGGAGATAAATGGTGTTTTTCTGTTGCGGACGGTACTGCTTTTGAGAACAACACTTGCGGGACCCTTGAAAAAAGAGAGAGGAAAGGGAAACCGATAGATGTATTCAAAAGTCAGGAACAGTTAGAAGAGTGCCTAAGAGAGTGGCAGCACAGACTATTCCTTGATGGGTGGCTGATACTGGCACACGTTAAAGATAAGATCATGAATCCTGACGGAGAAGAGGTAATTGACGCTGCCGGATATAACACATTCATTTTTGAATCCAGTCAAGCGAATATCCAGTTGCTTAGCGATGAATCTTACAAAGAGAACAATACACTGTTCAAACATTGCATGGAAAAGGATCTGGTGAATGAACTCCTGCATTGCAAGTATGATTGGATGGGATGTCAGGGTAGAACCTATGAGGGTGTGTATTTGGATGCAACCGAACACCAGAAGTTGGAAGAAATGGCAAAGAGTCTCATCATGGCAAAATACGGTGTGGACTACAACTATTTCATGTGAGGTACGTTATGACAACGGTGGTAGTTTATAAGACCGGGACGAGAGAAGTCCTGGCGGCAATTCCGGTAGAGGGTGGCGATGCCGTTTGCCGGAATGATATTGATTTTCAGATTTACAACGGAACAGAACCAATTTTTACGGAAACTCTAGGAGGAATGGTTCTGGCAGAAAATAAATTTATGCTAAAGATGGAGGGCAAGAACAATGAAAAATAAAGGAACATGGATTATTGTCGGCATTGTAGCCGCATTTGTATTACTGATTGCAGGAATTTTCGTAACCACAAACAACAGAGCCATTTCGTTAGAGGAACAGGTTCTTACGGCAGACTCCGATGTGCAGACACAGGAGAAACGTAGAACCGACCTTATTTACAATCTGGCAGACTGCGTAAAGGAATACGATAAGCATGAGGCAGATACACTCCTGGCAGTTGTTGACGCAAGGAACAATGGCGGTGTGGATATTGAGAATGTCACAACGTCCATTGCTGCGGTTGCGGAGCAGTACCCGGAACTGAAATCGAATGAAAATTACAAAGAGCTTATGAATGAATTGTCTACGACTGAAAACCTGATTGCACAGTACAGACAGTCTTACAACAATGAAGTCCGGGCATACAAGAAATATGTGCGTAAGTTTCCTCATAAGCAGATCTTAGGAATGATGGGATATGAGGTTATCAATTATTCATATCTGGAATACAGCACAGAGGACAGGCAGCCGGTAAGCAATCTGTTTGGAGAATAAGCCTATGAGAAAATGGAGTACGATAATCTACTCCGGCAGTGGTTGGGATTTGACGGTGCGAGAACTCATGTTCAGCATCGTCATTATCCTTGTCATGCTCACGGGTGGATTTTTCATCAGCGAAAAGATTTCTTCCTCATGCGACAACAAAAATGAGGAATATTATCAGGCAATTAAGATTGATAATGATGCAGAACAGTTCCAGTATGGAATGAGAACCAATGTAGGCAATGCGTTTGTAAAAGGAACTCTGTCTGTTGTAGATCCGGTTACTGATCCTGATATTGCCGGAGAGTATGCCTATATCGAAGTCCGGGAGGAACATTACAACCAACACACCAGACAGGTAGCACATACGACCACGGTAAACGGAAAATCCCACACATATTACACAACAGAAACCTACTATTCGTGGGACTATTACGACAGTTGGGAGAAACACAGTGAAAAGGTATCATTCCTGGGCGTAGAGTTCCCATACGGCACAATATCCATGCCGGGAGACTATCATATAGACACACAGAAGAAATCAAGCCGTGTGCGGTATAAGTATTACGTCATAGATACTTCCTACGATGGTGTCATTTATACGGAGATGAAAGATAACACGATAAGCAATGGCAGTCCATTTATTCAGACAGACACAATAGACGGTGCGGTGGATTACATGGTAAGCAGCAGTACGGCGATGATAGTCGGGTTCTGGATATTATGGATTGTCGTTATAGGAGCTGCGGTGTATGGATTCTGCTATTTGGATAACAAGTGGTTGGAGGACGAGTGATGTTCATAGTAAATCAGGATAGAGACACTACAATCAATTTGAATAACGTAAAAGAAATATTCGTAAGTCAGGAACGAATATTTGCGGACAACACAGTGATTGGAAAGTATAAGACGGAAGAAAGAACAACTCAGGTTTACAATGAAATGCTGCAAATCTTATTCTCCCCATATATGATGTTAAAAAATGCAGAATTACCGCCGGATGCAATGAAAAACTTTGCAAACGGAAATGTGATTCTGCTGAAAAGTGCGGACAGAGAGCCGGACGTGAAGTTTTATGACAATGGATTATATTATATGCCGGAGGAATAGAGATGAAAGATTTGATTTTTGCACTTATATGGTTTGTGGTACTGGGAATTTATATCTTTGTGAGTTGGAAAGATGCAAAGTCCAACAACGATGTAAAAAAGGAAATCACGCAGATGAATGAACTGCTCTTAGAACAGAACACACAGCTCAGAAAGCAGAACGATCATCTGAATATGGTTATCCTGAGTGTTTGCAGTAAGAGCGTGAGAGATAGGCAACAGAAGAAAGATGGTAAAAACAATGATGAGACAGAGAAAGAGAAACAATAAACCACATTGGCGGAAAAGACCACAGAGGAAGTTACAAGATCAACCAATGCCAATGCCGGAACCGTCCGTTGAATTTCAAAACACCTACACTTTCAGACCGATAGAGACGTATCAGGTATGCAAACACCTTAATATATTCCAAGCGGGTCGAGAGGATATAGCAGGTTTTGTACATAGGGAAATGGCACAAGAAATGGGTATGAAACTTGCACAAGACGGAATACTCGTATTCGACACAGAACCAGATTCTAATAACTGCGGAATTGTTGTCAGGGCAAGAGTTGATGTAATAAGACCGATGTAAAAATACAGAGCCGTGTAGAGCCGTGAGAAAGGATGAATTTTCATGGCTCAACTGTCGAACAGAGATATAATCATACGGCTTTTGAAAAGCGATCTGAGTGATTACGACAATCTCCTGTCATTGCTCGGTATGGCGAACGAAGTCCTCAGTGAAGATAAAGAACTGTCAAAGAAATTGGCGAATAAGGTTCGATTCCTTGCACTGAGGCTTTGTTCCACAGGAGATATAAAGTATTACAACCTCTATAATCAGGCTTTGTTATTCTTGGCACAGAAACATAAGGACTTCGATTCTTACTTGCTGTATGTGGAGAAAGACAGAGACCCGGAGGACAGATACTATCAGCCGAGAAGAAATAAGATTTACTGGCTTGTACAGAAGATGCAACGGCTCATTGATGATGAGCTGGATATTCTGTCAATATCAATGCCACCCGGAACCGGCAAGACCACTCTGGGAGAGTTCTTCATATCGTTTGTGATGGGGCATTATCCGAACACACCAAACCTTATGTCCTCTCATTCTGGATTTATGACGAGAATGTTCTATGACGCAGTTCTCAATATTATTACCAGTAATGAGTATTGTTGGAGCGATGTGTTCCCGGATGTGATATTTGAGGGAAACAATGCAAAAGAGGAAACAATCAACCTTGGAAGATGGCAGCCTTTTAAGACACTGACCTGCAGACCAATCAGAGGATCACTTACCGGTGTTACCCGATGTGAGGGATTTCTGTATGTGGACGATTTGGTTTCCGGTATTGAAGAGGCATTGTCGATTGACCGTCTGGATAAGCTGTACGGAGAGTATACGACAGACCTTAAATCCCGTAAAAAGAAAAAGGCAAAGGAAATCCACATTGCCACACGTTGGAGCGTCCACGATGTCATAGGACGGCTTGAAAGGATGTATGAGGGCAATCCAAGGGCAGAGTTCATTGCCGTGCCGGATATTGACCCTAAGACCGGAAAAAGCAACTTCGACTATGATTACGATGTCGGATTTGACGAGAAATACTTCCATGACATGGAGATGTCTATGGATGATGTTTCATACCGTTGCCTGTATAAGAGTGATCCTATCGAGAGAGAGGGTATTCTGTATCATCCGACAGAATTACAGAGATACCTCGGAGGACTGCCTGACAGAGAACCGGATTCCATATTGGCAATCTGCGATACTAAGGACACCGGTACAGACTACAACTTCCTCGGAGTTTTCTATCAGTATGGAGACAGATATTATCTGGAAGATCTGGTATTCAAGAATATCGATCCGGGAACTCTGGACGAACTCAACTCAGATATGCTTGTGAAACATCATGTGCAGCAGGCGCAGTTTGAGAGCAACAAAGAGGGTAGCCGTACTGCCAATGAGGTAGAACGCCTTGTAAGAGAAAAAGGCGGCAGATGCCATATTACGAAGAAATACACGACCCAGAACAAAGAGACCAAGATCATTGTCAATTCTTCATGGGTTAAGGAACACGTTATATTCAAGGATATTACAGAATATGAACCTAAGAGTGATTACGGTGTGATGATGTCATTCCTTTGCAGTTACACACAGCTTGGAAAGAATAAACACGATGATGCACCGGACGCATTGGCAATGTTCGCACAGTTTGTAGATGCTCTTCTCGGCGGAGAGGGACAGGTAATGAAGAGAAGCGAACTCGGAATATAGAGAAAGGGATAGCATGAGACAATACAGTTTCGCCACCAACCTAAAAAGAGAGAGACAGAATTTAGAGATTACACAGAAAGAACTTGCGGATGTGGTTCATGTTTCACAAAATACCGTGAGCGATTGGGAGTTATGCAAATGTTATCCTCCAATCGACAAGATATACGACATAGCGAATTTTATGAAAATTCCTGTAAGTAAGTTGCTTTCTGACATACAGGAGAATGGTTGTAAAGTCGAATAAACACCAGAAATAAAAATTTTTTGAAAAAATTGTTTATTCCACTTGACAAACAATGTTCAGTAGGCTATACTACGACCATACCAAGTGACACGGACATAAGTTAAGCGGAGTGAACACAAGGTATTTGGCATTAAAGTTTCTCCTAACCATTGCGGCACAGCAACAGTGCCGTAATATGGGAAGTAAGCTAACTCGGTAGAAGCGATGGACTGAAAATCCATAGGAGTTGGTTCGACACCAACACTTCCCACTTAGAATTATTGTTCCCCGACAGTAATTCCATATCAGAGGATTCCAACTTATGTAGATCCTCCGAAGCCTCACATGGAATCCCCAAGTGTGAGGTATGGACCATTAGCTCAGTTGGTTAGAGCATCCGGCTCATAACCGGACGGTCTGGGGTTCAAGTCCCTGATGGTCCACGCATGGCAATCCGGCACGAAACTATAAATATAGCCATGGCAGTGAAGCTACGCCGAGATACACCGGAGGAAGTAAGGCGGCTGAGTGCGGCGGTGCAGTGCAGAAACGGTATGACTACCGCATAACCGTGACGGCTACCAGAGGTAGCAGACAAGAGAGGATGCAAAAAGATGTATATTCCTGAATTTTGGTGCGGTGTTGCCGCAACGATAATCACAGAAGTAATAATTGCAATCGCATATTCCATATATGCAGACCACAAGAAAGGAGGCAAGAAGTAATGAACAAAGCTGAATTAGTACAGGCTATGGCTGATGAAGCCGGACTTTCTAAGAGTGATGCTGAAAAGGCACTCAACGCATTTGTGGAAGTTGTCGGCGGAGAACTCGGCAAGGGTGGAAAAGTACAGTTGGTTGGATTCGGTACGTTTGAAGTAACTGAGCGTGCTGCCAGAATCGGAAAGAATCCTCAGAACGGAAAAGAGATTACCATTCCGGCTTGCAAGGCACCTAAGTTCAAAGCAGGCAAGGCTCTGAAAGATGAAGTGAATCGCTAAATGATCGGAGCGAACTTGGTGTAGTGTGGTGGTTCGATTCCACCTGTGGGCGTAGCTCTTGCGATTAAGGTTCCCACCGCTTCTTTCCTAATGTTCTTGGCGATACAAAGAAAATTCCGGGCGAACGGCAACGATTGGTGGTGTTGCGGCGGACTGTAAATCCGTTCCCTCGTGGTAAACATTGGAGGTTCAATTCCTCTTTCGCCCATTTCGGTGTAATGAGCCGAGAAAGTAATCTTGCAAGAAAAAATCAATATCAGGAACCCGTTTACGCTTGTGCGGTTAATTGCCTTTCGGTAAAAAGGAACGCTCCTCTGTTCGATTAGTCAAGCGGTCAAGATACCACCTTTTCACGGTGGGGACGGGAGTTCGATTCTCCCATCGAACATTTCAACTGAGAATAACGCTGACTGTTTATAGTTGGTTTAGTGTTCCGGCTGAAAAGTATTGGCGAAAGCCGTGGTAAGCAATCATTAAATAGGGAGATTGCAGTGCTCACTGAGAGGCTTATGTGAGTAGTCTGGGAAAGCCGACAGGACTTAAAATTGGAGAGCTTGCGTAAGTCACGCTAAAGACCACTGTTGCAACGGTGCCTACGATAGCATAACTGGAAATGCCACGGACACCATGCCGGGGAAAGTGGGGTTCAACTCCCCACCGTAGGACGAGCGGATTTCTTAACTGATTTTCTTAGTCCGGCTTTAACAGGAAAGAAAATTGGCGGTGGCGAGGTTCCGGTGATCACCAAGTGCTTTTACATTACCAAGAGTTTTTAAGAAAACTCCGGTGCGGAAAATTTACTGCTTAGAGTGCATGAGCGTTACAGCGATTTAAGCGGCGCAGAGTAGAGGCGGAGAACTGCGATAGCAACGTACATCCGAGGTAAGGCGATAAAGAGTTGGACTCGCCAAAGGTTCTTTGAGTATGTAGTCGGTGGATTATGAGAACCATGTGGAGGGGCGTAAGGTCCGAGAACCACATTAAAAAATGAAATACCTTTGTTGGCAACTGTCTTACACGTTGCATCGGTTCGGTAGCGGCAACCATCCAAGCTGCCGCCGGACTGCATTGGGATATAGTTCAGAGGTAGAACGCTTGACTGTTAATCAAGATGCCGTAGGTTCGATCCCTACTATCCCAGTTGGAGACACTTGACTTACTCTTTCAAAGCACTCCATAAAAAGGTTACGAAAGGGCGTTTACGACCGGCGGATAGAGAAGCTCCGACCTTGCAACGTTATCAAGGGAAAACTACTCTGCCGTGTGTCCGGTTGGTCGAGGGTGCGGTCTTGAAAACCGTCTGGATGTAAAAGTCTCTGGGGTTCAAATCCCTAACACGGCGTTTATATGGCTCTATGGTATAAAGGTTATTATATCCGACTGTCTATCGGAAGATTTGGGTTCGATTCCCAATGGAGTCGTTATGGTGCATTGCCGTAATGGTAGCGGAGTGGCTTGCTAAGCCATCCGGCAGAAATGCCGTATAGGTTCGATTCCTATATGCACCGCTATGAAACCGTATTCCACCGGTGGAGGAGGTTTCAGAATTGGATAGTAGGCAGTAAAGGGTAACTGCAATATTAGTACGGTTGAGGAAAAGGTGCGTCCAGATGTGGCAACAACGCAAAGTGCAGTGATTGAAACAAGCAGGAATGGCAGCCACCCACCTTTGATACGATAGGTTCAAAAATCCGTATGCGCCAAACACATGAGGCTATCTGCGACTATCGTAATATTCCAGTGTAAGGTTCGATCCCTTACCTATCCAATATCCGGTCCGGAACGGAGAAAATAAAGCCGAAAGGCTCAGACAGAAAGGAAGAAACGAAATGATATTACAGATAGGCAAGAAAGGTTCAGACAATTTAATCCTTATGGAATCAAGAATTATCGAGAGTTTTTCAGTAGGAGATTTGAAGTCAAAGTTGATTGACACAAAGAATTGCAAAGATGCTGACGAAGAACTTTACGCGAGAAAAGAGAATTATAACCGCGTTGAGAATGAGATTAAAAAGGCCGGCTTTTGCAGAGACAACATTACTTGGTATCTCGGAGATCCTGCGTTAGAAGAAAACGATAATCTCGTAGTCGTAACAACTGATGATGAAAGCTATGTATTTAGCAGAATTGGTTGTGAGGACAAGGTTGTATTTATTCTGAACAATTCTGGAAAGACAATATCCAGAGTATTATAAAAAGCCGTCCTGACTTCGGACGCTAAACCAGTTGGGTTAGAGAGATTTCCCGAAAGATATTTTCTATCGGCATTGCCATTGGTCTCGGCAGAACCGCCAATGAGAGGCATTAAGCGGGTGTACGGAAATATTTAATCAAGTCCACCGGTCACATACTGTCGTAGTTAGCACCGGTTAAGTGAGGAAAGCAAGGAACGACATAGCAGAACTTACAAAGTAGCCTAGGGGCGAGGCTACATTATAGCGGAGTGGAGCAGTGGTAGCTTGCCGGGTTCATGCCCCGGAGGTCACAGGTTCAAATCCTGTCTCCGCAATCTTGCGTGGTAGTTCAATGGAGAGAACATTATAAGCGGTTGTCATGCTCCATGTGACACGGACAGCAATAATTCTTTTTTCGATGATAACGAAGAGATGGGGGTTCGATTCCCTCCCACGCAACTTAATACGGTGTCACGAAGCAAGAGAACCAGTGACTTAATGATTTGAGGCTAGTGTGGAAAGCCGGTGGTGCGGAAAATCAATACGCCATAGTGTCGAGGAGATTGCGATTGAAGCCACAGACCAATCAAAACGCCGTAAAACAAAATATGGAGAGATGGCGGAACGGTAGACGCGGCAGTTATGTACAATACATCATGTTTGTGATGCTGACAGCAAATCTTACAGCTTGGGGCCTGCTTCATTGTTGGTTCAAATCCAACTCTCTCCAATCAAGGCGATGGCACAAACGTCCTTACAAATCAATAAGACGTGCCACATGGCGAGGTAGCTCAGATGGTAGAGCAATGATATGAATACGCAGATCATGTTAGTGATCTCAGCAGCAATCTCATTCCAATCCAAGGCATGTGTCGGCGGTTCGATTCCGTCCCTCGTCTCTGCCCCGATTGCCGGTTATGGTAAACCGGAGGGAACATGACTGCGATAACGCTTGTGTTCCGCACAGCAATCGAGCATACGGGTTCAAGTCCTGTCGGGGCAATTAAGTGACGCTTACAGCAATCTTTCAAAACAGAAAATTCCATTGACAATATTTTCCCGTTTGAAACAGCGTCATGTAAAGAAATGAGGTTGCCTATGAACCGAAAAGAAGATTATAGGGATATGGAAAAGTATCATAAGGCGTGTCAGAGACAGCATAGGCGATATTACAGCAAAACGTCATTTCTATATCCGTCTCATCCGTGGACTGCGGAGGAAGATGCACTGGTAATCAAACATGAGATTACCGATTCTGAACTGTCCGAGAAAATAGGTCGTTCTGTTGGTGCGATACATAACAGACGGTATGAACTTAAAAAGTTAGCCAGATAGGCATAAAACTTTATATGGGACGCTCACAGCAAATTATTGGATATGACTGTTAATCATAAAAACCAATAGCGTCCTGAATAATCTTACAAACAATTTTATTATGGGACTCCTACAGCAATCACAATGGTTAAAACAATGTCTGCAAAACAATGTGAAGTGGTTCAATTCCACAAATGAGAGTCCTGGAAAGAGAGGAAACAATGAGCTTCGCAGATGCAATGAGAAAAGACGGTTCATTTACCAGAACCGAAAACGGTGCTGTGGCTTTGAATACCACAGGAGACGCAAGACTGGATTTGTTCGGCACAATCGGATCCCTGAGAGAAGCTGGTGAGGGCAGAATCGAAACACTGTTCGCAGAGGCATACAATCAGGATGCTCTTTTTGCCACAAAGATTGCGTTCTATGCAAGGGATATTCGTGGAGGTCTTGGAGAAAGAAAGACTTTCAGAACAATCATCCGTTACATGGCGGAGAAACACCCGGAAGCACTCAGACCGAACCTTGATTTGATTGGAGTATTCGGAAGATATGATGATATGTATTCTCTGATCGGAACTCCGTTAGAGGAAGATATGTGGGCTGCCATGAAGAAACAGTTTGAGGAAGATTTGAAGAACCTCAATGACGGCAAGGCAATTTCCTTACTTGCAAAGTGGATTAAGACTGCGGATGCAAGCAGCAAGGAGACACGCAGACTTGGCGTTATGACCGCACAGAAACTTGGCTATCCGGTCTACAATTTCAAGAGAATTGTCCGTAGCATGAGAAAACAGATCGGCGTTGTTGAAAGCCTTATGTCTGCCGGAAAGTGGGATGAGATTAAATACCCGGAAGTTCCGAGCCGTGCAATGATGATTTACCGCAAGGCATTTATGAAGCATGATGAGGCACGATTCAATGAATTTATCGGCAAGGTAGAAAAGGGAGATGCAAAGATCAATGCCTCAACACTGTTCCCTTACGATATTGTTGAGAAATTCTTATACGGCAGAGAGAACAGCAAAGTCCTTGAAGCACAGTGGAAAGCACTGCCGGATTATGTAGAAGAGGGTTCTAATGTTCTTGTAATGGCGGATGTGTCCGGTTCTATGCGTGGCAGACCTTTGGCTACATCAATCGGACTGGCAATCTATTTTGCAGAGAGAAATGCTGGTGCATATCACAATCTGTTTATGACATTCTCTGACAGACCGGAAATGGTTATTCTGAGAGGAGAAACACTCAGACAGAAGATCGATAATGTGAACAGCGCGAATTGGGATAACAACACCGACCTCAAAGCGGCTTTCGAGAAAGTTCTTGCAATCGCTGAAAAGAACAATATTCCGCAGGAAGAGATGCCGAAAGCAATCGTGGTTATCTCCGATATGGAAATCGATCGTTGCGGAAATCGTGAGTGGTCTTTCTATGACAAGATGGCGAATAAGTTCCGCAAGGCCGGCTATGTAATCCCGAACATCATCTTCTGGAATGTGAACAGTAGACACGATGTATTCCATGCAGACCATGACCGTAAGGGAGTGCAGCTTGCAAGCGGACAGTCAGTTACCGTGTTCAAACAGATTCTGCAGAACCTTGGTTACAATCCGGTTGAGGCAATGGAGAACACAATCAATTCTGAGAGATATGATTGCATCACAGTTGAATAAAGTAAATACTGACCGGGGCAAATAGCTCCGGTCAAATAAAATATAAAAGGAGATAACCACCAATGAAAACACCCTACAATGAAATTGTGAACATCGCAAGTATTGGTTCACAGACAAATCCGATTTCTCTCAATGATATTTTGAGAAAGGCAAACGATGAGCAGCTTACACCGGCAGCACAGAACAAAGAGAGAGTATTGTTTCTCGGAATTGATGTGCAGCAGGACTTCATGGATAATGGAGCACTCGGAGTTCCCGGAGCACACGGCGATGTTGAGAGAATGACACAGTTTATCTATAACAACATGGATAAAATTACGAACATCGCAGTATCTATTGATACTCACACACCACATCAGATTTTTCATCCGTGCTGGTGGATTGATGAAGATGGCAATAACCCGGCTCCTTACACACCAATCACACTGGCAGATCTTGATTCTGGAAAGTACAGAGCTGTTATCTATCCTCGCCAGAGCCGTGACTATGTAGAACATCTGGAAAAAGACGGAAAGAAAACCTTATGCGTATGGTCTTATCACTGCTTGCAGGGTACGTCTGGTGCTGCATTTGAAAATCAGTTTGCTAACATGATTTATTTCCACTCGGTTGCGAAGAAAGCTGTTACGCAGCGTCTTGTAAAAGGACAGGATCCGCTCAGCGAAATGTACGGAATTATTAAACCTGAGTATGATACAAAGAACTACATCAATATCGACTTCCTGAATAAACTGGAAAATTACGACAAAATCATTATCGCAGGAGAGGCAAAGAGCCATTGCGTATTGGAAAGCATTAAACAGATTCTCGAACATTACGCTAATCGCCCTGAGATCACTCAGAAAATCTATATTCTGGAAGATTGTATGTCCTCCATTCCTGGGTTTGAGGATGTTACTGAGCAGACCTTTGATGATTTTAAGAAAACGTACCATGTAAACATCGTGAAAAGTACAGATGATATTTTGTAGGAGGTAGCCGGGATGAATGAAACAGAACAGGTAATTGACGGATTAGATGAGGTTGAGATCGCAAATACCGCTATTGATGAAATTGACAGTGAGAACATCAATTTGATTTTTGTCGGAATCGACAAGTCAGGTTCTATGGGAATGTATGAAAGAGATATGGTAAAAGCTCTTTCAGATTTCAAAGATGCGCTTATCAATTCCAAGGAATGTGACGAGATTCTGGTTGCAAGAGCAGACTTCTCTGATAGTGCAATCGTAGGAGGCTATAAGCGCATTACAGAGTTTGACACTTCGTATAGTACCGATGGATGCACAGCTATGTACGATACGATCATTGATGGAACTGAGAAGTTGAAAGAGTACAGAGACTTCCTCAAAAATGAGGGAATGAGAGTAAAGGCCGTGTTTGCAATTTTCGGAGATGGGATGGATAACTCTTCTCAGCCCGGAGGGTTTGCAAAGGCAAAGAAAGCGGTAGAGTATCTGAACGTGGAAGAAATCGTTACTGCGTTTATCAGTTTCGGAGGACAGGCAACACAGGAGGCGAAAGACCTTGGATTCAAGAATATCCTCGATGTAAGCAGTTCTGCATCAGAACTCAGAAGAGCTTTCAACTGCTTATCAAAATCAGTGATTGAAAACTCCAAGAGTGCCGTATCGAAACAGGATGATTTTTTTGACGTATAAAAATGAGAGTAGAACGGCGATCCTAAAATGGGTTGCCGTTCTTTTTTGTGGGAGGAAATACAATGGTTATAAATAAAATCGGTCAGCAACATATCGACTACGGTACGAATTGCCAGGACTACGGAATTGAATTTGATGGGATGAAAGTTGTTTGCGATGGTTGTTCGGAGGGGAAACATTCGGAAGTTGGAGCAAAAGCGTTTTGCCATCTTTTGAAAAATGACAGCAGAATTATACATGAATGTAGTGTATATACTGCCGCAGCCGCTTTTGGAGAGATGCTTGGTCTATTCGGGCAGACTTCCGGCTCAATCAGAGATTTCCTTTGTTTTACGATCCTTATGGTTACTGAAAATGAGACACATTTCATGGTAGATTACTGTGGAGATGGTTTTATCGTGAAAGAACGTCTGGACGGAACGATTGAGTTTGAAGAACTATCTGACGGAGAATACCCGAAATACTTTGCCTATAATTATGTGGATAAGGATATGCTCAAACAGTACAAAGATGGTGTCATTTTTTCCACAAAGGCTTTTCCAAAAGACGAATACAGGAATATTGGTGTAGCGTCTGACGGAATACGATTCGCCATGAAAGATGAACAATTTAAGAAAGAATTTACGGAAGCCCTGCAGAGCGGTAAGGAAGTAAGGGTAAAGAGGTTTATAAACAAACATCAGAGAGTATTTCAGGATGATACAACAATCGTATTGTAGGAGGGCATTATGAAAATGGCACTAACGAGGATAGGAAAAGAAAAGATAAGACAACTTACCCCCATAACGGAGGGAGGCGAGGGATATATCTATGAGTTTGGCAACGATATTCTGAAAATTTACAAACCCTGTGTTGATATTGCAGCCAAGGAAAAGAAAGTCGCCATGCTCATTGATAAACCGCTGCCAAAGGAAGCTATTAAACCGATCACGGCAGTGTATGACAATAACAATAAGTTTATTGGTTACATCATGCCAAAGGCCGTAGGAGAGGAAGTAAGAGTCCTCACAAGTAAAAAATATCTGAAAGCGAATGGGATAACCACGAAAGATATTTTGGAAATACTCGTAAAGATACAGGACACCGTGAGAGATATACATTCCGCCGGAGTGTGTATTGGGGATCTGAACGATCAGAACATCCTCTTTGACAAAACTGGAAATGTGTACTTTATAGATTGCGATAGTTGGAGCGTGGAAGATGAAAAATGTGAAGTTTGCATGGACTTATTCAAAGATCCATTGATGAAAGGAAATGACTTTTCAGAGGAAACAGACACATACGCAGAGGCAATTTTGATTTGGAAAACCCTTACAAGGATTCATCCGCATGGTGGGACTATGACACCAGACATGGATATTGTAGAACGTATGAAACGAGGAATATGCGTAATAGACAATCCAAAAGTAAAAATACCAAGAACGATTAAACCGTGGAAAAACTTATCTCCTTATCTGGTTGATTCTCTGAAAAAGATTTTTGAGAATAAGAGCCGATCTATGGGGGATGAATTAAAACACATGGCAAAACACCTTAAATTCTGCGATGTACACCAGGAGTTTTATTATGGCAAATATGCTCGTTGTCCGCTATGTGATAATAATGCAAATGTTCTTACTAAGCCGGTATCACAAGGGGTAACAGGAGGGCTTACACTTATCACGATGCTCAAAGGAAACGATGTAAAAATTGTTCTAAATGAGCAGTGCTATATCAATAATGCCGGAGAAGTAGTGGAAGTTAAGAATGGGAATAAATTCACATACGAAAGCGGAATTAAATACCATTTTGCAGAGGTTGGAACAGAGAATATTGTAATAAAAGCGGATGATAGAGCGTTCTGGTTTGCCACGGATAGAGAATATGTGTTTGAGAAGAAACACAAGAGCCCGATTTATGCGGCAGGAGATTCAGTATATTTCATAAGTCCTGCCAATACATTAACCTCTATCCAGATCACAAAATCAGGCAACGGAATACGGACGATTACAAAATGTGGATATGAGAGTTACTTTGCGGTATCTGAGGGACATTCGTGCGTTGTGAGTAGATTTGCAGAAAACCTCATTGTGAATCTGGATGGAAAAAACATTGAGATACCATATACTGATACCGTGAATAATTATGGAATACACAGAGATAAAATAACCGGAGGATGGCTTATCGTGTTGGAAAACGGAGCCGGACAGTTCTTTACATTTGTGTGCAATGAACATGGAGTGGCGTATAGCGAGGATCGCATTAAATATCAATGTGGGCTTGGCAATGTATGCTTTTATAACTCCAATATCTCAATACCTATTGATGGGAATATCAGAATATATTCGTACCAGAAACAGGCATTTAAAGATTTTGAGTGTGAAGCCGTATCGCCGGATAGCTGTTTAATCAAAGATTCCACAGCATTTACGATCATCAATGATGAAAATATTTATAGACTTGGGAGAACTGTACGATGAAAGGAGAAAATGGTATGACAGAAGCACAGAAAAAAGCAGTTGAGGTACAGAAAGAAATCGAAGAGGCCTGCATCCGGCATGGACTTAATCTTACTATCTTTGAAAATGGGATTGGATTTGTCGATCCTAAAGAGAACAAGATTGTCATGGTGTGGAGACCTCAGTATAAACCCGAAACACCATCATTACGTCCTATGGAGGAAAACACACAGACAGATTTTAAACCGGCCACGCAGAAACCGTCCGGTGGCAATATGTCCGCTTTCATATTCGGCAATTCAAAGGGCAGTGGAAGATTCATTGGAAGCAAAAAGAAACACACAATCAGAGGAATGAAACGGAGGTAGGTTGATATGCCAAGTTTTAAATTGAAACCGGAGCACATAAAGATTATGACAGACCTTAATTTTAGAATCTCCATTTTAATAGATTCTAAGGATAGGTATAGACCGGCAATAGATGTTAAAAGACCATTCGGGAACAGCGGCCCCACAACGAATGTGTGTGAAATCATGGGATGGCACTGCGATGAAGAAAGTGGAGAATACGCTGCTGAGGATATTGAAAAAGCCGAAATGCTCATTATCGAGCTTCCAGTTGCTTTGCAGATCGTGATGCAAAACCACACATTTGAACCCGGAGAATATGAAGTAGGGGAATATTCCTCGGCATACTTCAATTATGTTCACATTCGCAATTATCACGCATTAAAATCTCCTATCGCAGAAATAGAGGAAAAATATAAAGACTGCGATCAAATGGAAAGGTTACATGAAGTTTGTATGAATGTATCTGGCGATAACCCGTGGAAAGTGATTGACGATCTGAAATGGTTTGCCCAGACCGACTTTCTGGCAGATGCAATAGCGGTATTTGAAAAGCATCGAGACGAACAAATCCTTGATGAATGGCTGAAAACACATGACGGAGAGGATTATTGCGAATATTGTCCCGAAAACGCTGAATGTCCTCATGGAATGGCTTGTTATGGTGGAGAACCTATCGAGCCGTCTTGCTACGGAGCAGATATGAAAGAATTTCTTTACACGGACTCTATTATTGAGGATGCACTGGAGGAAAGATATGGCGAAGAATAACAAACTGATAAATTCCCTGAATGAAATCGCCAGAAGAAACCGCTCACAGAACGTTGCTACTGCGGCAGACCAGATGGTTCCACAGATATATGCTGCGATTGCCATAGCACTTCACAGAACCTATGGATTCGGATATAAGCGTATCAATGATGTGTTCGTAGAATCACAGCATATTTGGGAAAGCTATGCTGGGGACGGAGCCGGTATGGTAAAGAAGTGTGAGGAAGAAACCGGAGTGACGGTATGTAGCCCAGAAGAAGCACAGAGATTGATGGAGATGCAGAATGGAATGTAACGGAAATTGCGGATCATGTGCTTGGCATGATAATTTTAATGGGACAACGGATTGGATATGCAGCAACGAGGACAGCGACAGCTACGGAGCAGTCACATCCTATGACGATTACTGCATTGATTACGAACCGAAACAATAAAAAACGAACTCAATTACACCATAAACTTTCAATTATATCATTTGACAAAGGATGACTATGTTAAAATATCGGTCTCACCGATATTCTATACATTTATCATCCTTTTTCTGTTAGAATGAGGGTGTCTTGGTAAAGGCGTTGGTGGATTATCCTTTTCTTATGTGGAGTAGTGCAATGCTACTCCATATTGCTAAGCCCGGATAGCTCAACTGGTAGAGCACTTGACTTGTAATCAAGAGGTTGTGGGTTCGACTCCCATTCTTGGCTCTTACCTCTCGATAGAGGGTAATGGTTCCTCCATGATAATATAGGGGCATGGGCGGCGATGAACCGCCCAGTAATGTGCGGTGGTGCAGCATGGTAGCACGTCTGTCTGATACGCAGGAGATCATAGGTTCAAATCCTATTCGCACAACTATTTAATTACAGAAAGGAGCAGCTATATTGGAAACGGAAAACGTATACTGCCCTGTATGTAAGGCACGGGCAAACCGTGAAAAACTTCTTTTCAAGAAAGCACCCGGAGCATCCGGCACGATTTTCATAAACTGCCGTGGGTGCAAGGAAGTAATAAAAATAGAATTAAGCAAAGAGCCTTTGAGCCGGTTAAGTCATAAGTAGACTTGATCGGTTCTTTTGTTTTATTCGGAAAGGGGAAACTTCATGTACGCAAGCAACCGTCCGACTCTCGGTAGGCGAATGTTAATGACTGATGAGAGGGAGATAACGAAAGACAATATCATACAGGTTGTGTCAAAAGCATTTATGGAACATCAGGAAAATGTTGCCGAGGAAGTATACCTTTTTGAGTATGAGAGAGGAAATCAGCCAATTCTCAACCGTGAAAAGAAAATCAGATCGGACCTCAATGCCACAGTCGTAGAAAACAATGCTTCAAAGATTGTGGACGTGCATCTGGGATATTGTTTTTCCAACCCGATTACTTTCGTACAGAGAGCAAAGATAGAGCCTACAAAGAAACAGAAGAGAGCCTTATTCGGCTTCTTAAAGAAAAAGGACGAGGATAACGGAGAGAACATTGACGATTTGAAAATCGCCATGCTCAACAAAATGATGCAGGAACAGAGCAAAGCGGCAAAGGACATTGCCCTTGGAAGAAATCTGTTTATCTGTGGAGTCGGTTACCAGATGATGTTGCCGAACAGAAATCCAAGCCGTTATTCTCCATTTGAGCTTTTGGTTCCGAGTCCACTGACAACATTCGTGGTGTATTCCAATGATGCGTACAGAGAACCGGTGCTTGGATGTACCTACTTCATACACGATGATGGAACCATCACTCTAACAGCATATTCAAGTAGATTCTGTTACACCATTGAGCATGAACTTAATACAACGGATTATCATTTGAAAGAGAATATCACTCCGAACCCACTGAGAAGAATACCGGTCGTAGAATTTGCATTGAATGACCGCATGGGTATCTTTGAAAAGGTTATCCCGCTCATGGATGCCATGAACCTTGTGGATTCAGACCGTATCAATGATATATTGCAGCACGTTCAGTCCCTACTTTGGATGCACAACTGCCAAGTAAATGAAGAGGGTAAGAAAAATCTCGTTGACGGCGATGGTGTCATTATGACAAAGAGTACCGGAGACGGCAAGGAAGCAAAGATTACCTACCTCAATCAGACATTGAATGAGAGTGAGGTACAGAAACTTGTGGATCATCTCAATTCCCAGTTGGAACAGATTACATCCACTCCGTCATGGCAGGAAGCAAGCGGCGGATCTACCACCGGAGCAATGCAGTTATCCAATGGGTGGCAGTGTTTGGAGATTTCCGCAAAGACCGTTGAGCAGTTATTCACTGAGCCGGAAATGCAGATTATTGATTTGGCAATAGAGATAATCAAGGCAGATCAGAGACCGTATGACGGTCTGAAAGATATAGAGACGGCAGACGTTGAAATACGTTTCTGCAGAACCAAGACATACGATCTGGTGTCTAAAACAAACTCCCTTGTTGCATTACTTAATGCCGGAGTAGACGGTCTCACTTCATTCAATACTGTTGGACTGTTTACAGATCCTCAGCAGGCATGGGTTGACAGTAAGAACATTATTGATGGCATCCAGAAGAAACTTGCATCCAAGGAAGAGAAAACACAGCAGCCGAACCCTAACGCCTATAAGGATGATGAGGGGAACGGCGGAGAGAACAACGAGGAAAAGGATAAGACAGAGGAATCAAAGCAGCCGAGCAAAACGGCAATGGTAGAAGAATAGGCGGTGTGAGATATGTATGATCCGGTACAATACTTTGATGAAATGAATATCCTCAAAGATGATAAGCTCCGCCGGATAAAGACCGCAAAGGAATTTATCAATGCCCTTGTTGATTTCTTCGCAGCACAGTTTATGAATCTTCTCTCCGGGATATTCCTTTACGAGAAGTCGAGTTCTGATTATGAAAATGAGCTTATGGATCTTTATTTTGCCATGGCTCCTGAATATCAGTACGAGACGGAGGTAAGAGAAAAGGCATACAGATTTGCAAAGTACATCCAGGAGGCAACCGAAAGAGCGGTAGCAAACGCCAACGGAAACGATGATTATAAAATGTCTCGCATGACCGGTGGCATTATGAAAGAAGAGGATGTTCCAAAGAGTGTTAAGCGGATGTTCTCGGAAGTCAGAGCAACCGAGATTGCCTTAAATGAAACCAACTGGATATATAACTGGATCAATCATCAGAACCTTGCCGAGAGGCAGGACACCCACACATGGGTAAGCATGAGAGATGAACGTGTCCGGGTAAGCCATTGGGAGGCTGACGGGCAGACAGTTCCGATAAATGAGCCTTTTACCATCAATGGGTACAAAATGATGTTCCCACTTGATGATAGTATGGGCGCACCGATAGATGAAATAATCAACTGCCGGTGCGTGGAATTATAAATCAGGAGGTAGAGCCAATGGCAACAGCAAGCAAAAAGACGGCAGCAGACAAGAAGAAAATGGACGATAAGAAGAAAGTAGCAGCTTCCAAAAAGGAGACAGTGAAGAAATCTTCTGATAAGAAAGCGGCGGCTAAGAAGTCCACTGCAAAGAAAACTGCCACCAAGAAAACCACTGCCAAAAAGGCAGCAAAGAAAAACTAACTTCATACAGTTAGAGCCAGTGAGCCGGATGTGATGATAAATCGTGTCCGGCTCATTTTTCGGTTATTCAGGGAGAAATCCCTATCACATAACGGGTTAGAGAAAATCCTTACCAAACGCATACAACCATTGTCTTGCAGAGACGCAAGTAAAAAAACGCAGAAATTTATACGGAGAGAACCGTTCAAACGCAGGAGGTCAATTATGGCAGATGTAAACAGTACAGCAACTCAGAACCAGACACAGCAGCAGTCTCAGGCAGAACCGCAGAAGCAGCCTACTACTCAGGTTCCCGGTACTCAGCAGCAGTCTCAGACAACCAAGCCGGAGGATAACAACAACGGCAATGAACTTACGGTTGAAAGTCTTATGGCGCAGCTTGCACAGGAAAAGGCCAATAACGCCAAGTTAAAGTCTGACAATGACAAGTTATGTACATCCGAGGGCAATCTGAGAAAACAGCTCAGAGCTAAGCAGACAGCAGAGGAACAGGAAGCGGAAGCAAAGGCAGAACAGGCGGCACAAAGAGATGCCTATGTCAAGGAACTGGAAAAGTTCAAGTCGGTAACAGAATCATCGGAGCGTTACTTAGGAATGGGTATGCCTACCGAAATGGCAAAGGCAACGGCAACGGCAGAGTATGAGGGAAATATGGATGTCGTTACTGGAAACATCTCTAAGTTCATGGCAGAGAGGGATAAGCAGAAAGAGTCTGAAATCCGTGCGCAGTATTTGGCTCAGATGCCTACACCGCAGTCTGGAAACGTAGGTCAGGTTGACTATTCAGCACAGATCAAGCAGGCAATGGACACAGGCGATATGCAGTCTGCCGTCCTTGCAATATTAAACCAGAGTGCCGCTAACAATCAGCAGGCATAACTTTTAAGGAGGTAATGAATTATGGCACAGGGCACAGCAACATCATTCGCTGTTCCTAATTTTAGCGGAATGTTATTCGCTAAAGGGCAGCAGGCAACACCGTTCTCTACTATGATTGGCGCAAGACCTCTTGTAACCAATCATGTAGAGTTTACTTGCGGTCAGGAGTACAACACAGAAACAGGCGAACAGCCTAAGATTTCTGAGACAGCATCCCTTACCGCTCCACAGCCGGAAATCGTAACCAGAAGTCAGCTTACCAACGTTACTCAGATCTTCCAGAAGTCCGTAGCGATTTCTTACGGAAAGCAGAGCAACATGGGTACACTGCAGGGTATCAACGTAGCCGGTCAGCAGGCAAATCCTATGGATGAACTTGCGTTCCAGGTATCTCGTAGAATGGCGAAGATCGCACAGGATATTGAGTACACTTTCATCAATGGTAAGTATGCGAAGGCTACTACTGATGCAGAGGCAAACCAGACCAGAGGACTTCTGACTGCGATTACAACCAATATACTCGATCTTGCAAAGAAACCCCTTACCTACTGGCTTGTAGCAGAGGGATTAAAGTCCATTCACGATCAGGGAGCAAAGACAGATAACATCGTCCTTGGTGTAGATGCAACCACTATGTTGCAGCTCAACCTTGATGCTCAGCAGAACAACCTGACTATCGTTCCTCTCGGAAGAGAAGTAAACGGTATCAAGTTACAGACCGTAGTGACCCCTCTTGGAGAGGTAGCAGTCGCATTGTTCGATACCATGCCTGCCGGTACTGCCGTTCTGTTTGATCCGTCCATCATGGCCCCTGTTCATCAGATGGTTCCTGGTAAGGGTAATTTCTTCTTAGAGCAGCTTGCAAAGACAGGTGCAGGAGAAACTTATCAGATCTTCGGTCAGATCGGTCTGGATCACGGTCCTGAGTGGATGAGTGCGAAGTTTACTAATATTTCCACAGATCTTCCTAGCAAGATCACGGCAAGCGGTACAACGGGTACAGCGGGGGAATAACAGGTCATACCCTTAACGGTAGTTCCGAGGTAGTTGATTCTTCTGAATCCACATCAACGGATGCGGATTCAGAAGAGACGGCTACTGACAAGAAGTACACAGAGGAAGAACTTAACGCTCTGACAGTAGCACAGATTAAGGCTATCGCAGCGGAACGTGGGTATGACCTGAAAGAAACCGTAAAAGCAAAGCTGATCGCAGAGTTTTTAACTCAGCAAGGGTAAGAAAGTGAGGACGGATTATGGACGCTAAATTGTTGAAAGTCATTTTAGATGATGAAACTCTCACTGACGAACAGATTGCCGTCCTCCTTGTGAAAGCTCAGAAACAGGCTGCAAATCAACACTTTTGGGCGGATGATGATATTCCGACAGAGGCAGAGTTGGAGAGATTTTATAACCGGTATGAGTTTGAAATCTATGATTTGGCGAAAGCCATAAACTCTGATGATGCGAGGGGCGGACTTGTATCTCACACAGAGCTTGGAGTTACCCGGAACTGGGGACAGACAGGTAAGAAAGATATTGAGTTGGCCTTGGCAAAGATTCCACCCAAAACCTATGTAGGTCTGTTAAGGAGGGATGGCAATGCCGAAGCTGAGACTTAAAGACCTCAGATTAAACCAAGTCCCTTTTTATTACCAGACTTATGACGGAACGGTGGATGAAGTGGACGAGGATGGCAACCTTACCGGAGAGAGCATACCGAAGTATTCAAATCCGGTTCGTGTTCTTGCGAGAGTAAGCCCGAACTCAGGAAATGCCGAGGACTCTCCGTTTGGTAAAGATATTGTCTACGACAAGACCATATCAACCGTACAGAAATTGCCGATTGATGAATACTCAAAACTCTTCATAGATGTGGTTCCTGTTCTCAATGAGGACGGCTCCACAGATACAGAACCGGATTATATATGTGTCTGCCCGAAACATGATTTGCAACAGAATCTATGGGCGATACGGAAGATTAAGGGGAATATCCATGCAGGACAAAATAACGATCAATCCATTTGACCCGGACAGCATAGATGAGGCTATTAAGAAACTGGAAAAGCGGAAAGAACGTATACACAAATGCGCAGAGAAACTTATACAGAGGCTTACAGACCTCGGAGTTGAAAAGGCACAGGAGTTAGTTCCGGTTGATACCGGTACGGCAAGATCTTCCATTATCGGTTATCTGGATGAGGCAGAGGGAGTTGGAATCATAAGTGCCGGAGGGTACTGCAAGTACATTGAGTTTGGTACTGGCGTAAAGGGTAGGGACAGTTCCCACCCAAGCGAAGAGTACAAGGCAATAATGAACTGGGCGTACAATTCCGGGGCAACAATCTTTACCACGAAAGACGGCAGAGAGGGTTGGTATTATCCGGCTGATGATGGCACATGGCGATTTACAGAGGGTATGCCGTCAAGACCATTCATGTATGAGACGGCACAATATCTGAGGAAAGAAGCACAAAAAATAGCAAGCGAGGTATTCAAGGATGGTTAAGGACAATGTGAATTTGTATTTTACGAACATCCTGAAAGACTTGCAGAAACAATATAGCAGTTTGAAAGGAGGACAGGTGTATAAAGCTACACCACCGTCATTTCCCTATATGTATTTCAAACAGATAGGTGGAGACGGAGCATTATCCACACTTTCAAATACAGAGGACGGTATCAATCTTGGATTGGAAGTCAAATTCTACTCCAATAAATCCGCCTCAGAAGTGCGGAAGTTAGCAAATTCCGCAAGGGAATATATGGTAGGGATTGGATTTCATTGCGACTACTTCTCCCCTGTGGAGAATGTAAGCGATACTTCCATTTCGCAATTCCTTACCCGGTTCTCAAAACTGGAAACATGATTAACTCCATCGGCTAGGGTCGCTCCCGAAAAGCACTCGCCTGGTGTCTGCCGGTGGTTTTAATAAATTCAAGGCTTTACCTCTTAGGCAAAGGAAAACACAAGGAGGTAGAACGAAGATGGCAAAATGTACAAACGTCACTTATCTGATGAAGAAAAAGGATGGCGATGCCACATTTGAAAAACTGCTCGACATTACAGAGTACCCGGATCTCGGTGGAGAAAAGGAAAAACTCGATGTAACCACTCTTTCTGATAAAAAGAAGAGAACCATAAACGGTATTGAAGATACCGGAGATCTTAATTTCAAGGCATGGTACGAGTTAGCAGATTACAAGAAGTTACTTGCCATCCAGGAATCCGGTAAGGTTGAAACCTACCAGATCTGGTTTGGAGAAGAGGGTGTTGACGGTAAGTGGGAGTGGTCCGGTGTTATGGCGGTATATCCGAACAGCGGTGCTTCAAACAACGCAAGAGAGATGTCGTTCTCTATCACTGATGAGGGCGAAGAGGCACTTCATTTTGTAACTGAGTAATTAAAGCAGCTTAGTGGCAGGGGATTATTCCTCTGCCACATAAATAGGACAGATTAACGAAAGGACGGTTAATAATATGATTTTACAGACAGCGAATGGCCCGAAAGAAATTAAAACAAAAGAACTCGATTTTACCAATATGATGTGTGATTTGGAAGATCACGATGTAGACGTTATGGGGTTACTGGATGAAGAAACCAGATCAAGCATGAAACTAATCAAAACACTTAGAGCAATTTTAGCGGTGCTTATAGGAACCAAAGATTTGACAACAGCCGGAAAAGCCTTAACCGAACATTTAAAGTACGGTGGAACAATGGATGAAATTATTGAGGCGTTTACGGAGGCAATGAAAACCGCGGGTTTTGGCGAGGAAGCCGAGGAAACTCCGAAGAACAGCGGAAAGAAAACCAAGGCGGCAACAGAGTAGAGGAAATAGATCTCAGCAAATACAAATCGTTTACTGAGATTATCAATAAAGTTTGGCTTCCAAACGCTCTTCTCTATGGGGTTTCCTATGATACTTTCTGGAAACTGAACCCTAAGAAATTAGAACCATTCCAAAAGAAGAGAGAGATGGAGGCAAAAGAGCAGGCTACGGCAATAGATACATTGGCGTGGTCCGTTGGTTCGTATGTCGTAGATGCCATGGCGATATTCCTTGGCAAAAATTCTCCGGCATACCCAAGCCAACCGAGAAGCATGAACAGCACAGAGAGCGCACCGCCGGGAGCAAAAATGACGGATGCAGACAGATTCGCTGCCTTTGCCGCAGAACATAATAAGCGATTGAGACAGCGAAGAGAAAAGTAGCTGATTACATGGGGATAGGTTGACGAACCGAAACGGCGCAAGTCCGGCGCAGTTCCCCATGTTTTCTTATATTCGGACAAAACAATACCACCCACGGACAGGGTTTCAACGAAGTGAGGTGGCAAAATGCCTGATAACAGAGTAGATAGCATTTTATTGGAAATAGAAGCCACCACTGATAAGGCAGACGGTGGTATTGATAAAGTAACAAAAGCTCTTACCTCAATGAAGAAAATCACTGAGGGATTAGATACAGAAAAGTTAAAACAGATTCTTGATGTAATGCGTGGTTTCTCCGGCGTTGGAGATGATCTTAAAAATGCCGGAAGTGGCATGAGAAACATTGCATCATCCATTAAGTCTCTGTCAGGAGTTGATACGGCAAAACTGAAAGAGGTTGCGGCTACCGTAAAGGAAGTCAGCACAGCACTTGGAAACCTCGGATCAAATAACCGTGTCAGTATCAGAATTGATTCTGAGGGCGCACAGAGACGTGTACAGCCTTTGGAGAACGGTCAGCAAGCAGCAGCAGCCACAGAAAGCGTTGCGACCGCATCAGAAGAGGCACAGGCAGCAATGAACGGTGCTGCATCAGCGGCAAGTCAGTTGGCGCAGGAGGAAAGTAACCTCGGAACCGCCGGGCAGAGTGCAGCAGCCGGACAGACAAACTTAAACGAAAGTCTCAATCAGGCAAACACAAATCCGGCTAATAGACGTATTCAGGAACTCATAGACCAGATCAATAAGTACAAAGCCACTGTTAGCGGTATGGAGAGTGGGAAGATACGGTTTGATACCGGTCAGTATGAGGAAGCTGTGAATGGTCTCAGACAGGCTCAGGAACAGTTTAAGCAGTTCAAGGAAACGGTTTCACAGTCTCCTAAGAATATGGAGGATGTGGCAAAGTCCATTAAGTCCATAGGGGATGCCGCACAGAAATGCGGACTTGGAACTTTTTCTTCTATATTAAGTGGAATTGCATCAATTCTTCCGGCCATTGAAACCGGGGGCATGGCGGCAAATGCCGGATTCCAGTCTATGGCAGTTGGATTGGAAGCAGTACAGTCGGCGATTCCTATTATCGGTATCATACTGACAATACTCACTGCCATTATCAATGCCGTAAGACAGGTAGCAAATGCCGTAAAGAATGAGGTGCAAAAAATAATTTCTGCCGTGAAAACGGTAGTGAATAAAATCCGTTCTGGGATTGCTGCAATTATAAACAAATTCAAGGAACTCAAAAAGCGTATCAGAGAGAGCCTTGGTTTTTCTGAAAAACAGAGTGGAGCGTTTGCAAAGAAACTGGGTTCCATCCTCCGACTTGGAACATTCATGTTACTGCGCTCAATGTTTACACACCTATTTGAACTCGTAAAAACAGGATTCGACAACCTTGTTATTTATTCAAAAAGAGCCGGAACAGAGTTTCACAAAAACGTAAATCTTCTTTATAACGATTTACGTCAGCTTGGAGCATCACTGACAACTGCATTTGAACCAATCCTGAATGTGGTTACTCCAATTCTGGATTATCTGATTCAGAAGCTCGTTGCAGCAACAAACGCGTTGGCACAGTTCTTCTCAGCACTTACAGGCAAGAAGTTCTACACCAAGGCAATACGACAGAACAAAGATTATACAGATTCCTTAAATAGCGCAGCAAAGGCGGCAAAGAACCTTACCACCGGCATAGATGAGCTTAATATCCTGAGTGACGATAAAAGCGGCAGCGGCAGCAACAGCGGAGCTGATGGAAGCGGATATGAGACAGATGCGGTAGCTGATAAGTACAAAGACCTTGCGGAAATGGTTAAGGACGCATGGGCGGATGCTGATTTCACAGAGATAGGAAGAATGTTCGGAGAGAAGCTAAAAGAAGCTCTCGAAAACATTCCGTGGGATGGAATTAAGGCAACACTGAGAAAGATCGCCAAGAGTATCGCCACATTCCTGAATGGTTTCCTTGAAACCCCGGGATTATTTACAGAAATCGGAGTAACCATAGCACAGGCAATCAACTCAGCGTTTGAGTTTGTTGATTCATTCGTTGAGAACTTCCACTGGAGCAGTCTTGGAACAGCCATTGCGGATCTTATCATAGGTGCATTAGATACTCTGGATTGGACTCTGATAAATAAGACTGCAAAGGGGTTGGCACAAGGCATTGTTGATGCAATCAACGCTGCCCTGCAGACAGAGGACCTTTGGAAGAAAATCGGCACTGCAATTTCCAATACGATAAACTCAGCAATCACTTTTGCAAAAACATTTGTCAAAGGGTTGGACTGGGCTTCACTTGGAACTGCAATCGGAAATCTTCTCGGCAATGCGATCGCCGGAATTGACTATGACGGAATCGGAGAAACATTTGCCGGTTTCGTGAACGGGGTATTTACCGCCGTACTGAATTTCTCAAAGACGTTTCCGTGGACGGACATCGCAAAGAACTTTGCAAGCGGTGTCAATACGGCACTGAAAAACATCGACTGGAAAACAGTTAAGGACGGCTTCGATAGTTTCTGTTCTGGACTTGGTTCAAACCTCAATACGGCAATCACAAACATTGACTGGGAACTTGTCGGAACGACACTCGGAAACAGCATCAAGACACTTTTCAGTGGTATTGGAAAATTCCTTGCAAAGATTGATTTCAAGAAAATCGGTAGTGACTTTGCGAGTGCAATTAACAAAGCCGTAAAAACCATCAACTGGAAAGATGCAGGAGGTACAATCAATTCCCTCATCACTGGTGTATGCACACTGATTAACACTTTGATAGATGAGGTAGATTGGTACGAACTTCTAAAGGGTGTAGGAACGGCAATGTCCGAGATTGACTGGGACACAATTCTCAAAACAGTCTTTAAGGTATTTGCAGCCAAGTGGACGTTCAAGAATTTGTTCAAATGGGTATCATGGACCGCTATTTGGAATGAACTGAAAACAAGCGTTGTAGAGGGAATATCAAAGAAGTTTGGAATTGGATCTGATGATGGAGAAATAAATACTGTCGGAGAGAAAATAGTCAGTGGCTTGCTTGGTGGAATATCTAAATCCCTTTTGCCGGCACCATTGCAGACAGCGTTGAGTTGTTTCGGAAATGTGACAGATGTTGTCAAAGGAATATTTGGCATAGGTGGTTCATCCGATTCAACCGTATTCAGCACACTTGGAAGCAATCTTGTCACTGCTTTCAATGGAGGCATCGGAAAGAAATTCTCAGACTGCCAAGCAAAAGTTACGGAGTGGGCCGGAAAGGTCAATGACTGGTTCTCGGGTACGAGTTTTGGAAAGATTTGCAAAGAGACTTGGGAAACCCACGGTCAGAACATCATAACCGGCTTTAAGGACAAGATAGGCAATGCTTATACCACCACGAAAGACAGCATCACGACTTGGGCTACTAAGGCTAAAGAGTGGTTCAACAATTCATCATTTGGCGGGGTCAACGTGGAAACATGGACCGGATATGCAAATGACATTATCTCCGGTTTCAAGACAAAAGTGGGAAATGCCTATACACAGACCAAGGACAACATTACCACATGGGCATCAAAGGCAAAGGAATGGTTTAATAGTTCTTCATTCGGCGGAGTGAATAACGGTACATGGACCACCTACGCAAATGATATTATCACTGGTTTCAAAACAAAGGTGGGTAACACATACACCACCACAAAGAACAACATTACTACTTGGGCGAGTAGCCTGAAAGATTGGTTTTCTGGATCTTCATTCGGAAATATCAACAATGCCACATGGACCACTTATGCAGGAAATATCATAACTGGTTTCAGGAACAAAATAGGACTGTCGTACACAGATACGAAAAGCAATATCACAACATGGGCTTCAAACCTCAAAACGTGGTTCTCTGATAGTGGTTTTGGAGGCATCAATAGCTCTAAGTGGAGCACCTATGCAGAGAATATTATTTCCGGCTTCAAAACGAAAATCGGAAACAGTTATACGACTTGTAAGAGCAACATTACAACATGGGCTTCTAATGTAAAAACGTGGTTCACAAATACCTGTTCTTATGACAAGTGGTATGACATTGCAAAAAATGTGGTAGATGGTTTTAAGAACGGTATAGGAAATCTGTATTCCACCTGCAAGAACAACATTGAATCATGGGGCAGCAGTATTATCTCATGGTTCAAGGACAAGTTGGATATAAACTCTCCGTCAAGGGTATTCCGGCAGTTAGGTGTGTATTCCGTAGAGGGATATAACGAGGGAATCGAAAAAGAGGGAGCGAAAACAAAAGGATTTGTAACATCCTGGACGGATTCGTTCTCAAACATGGAAGTGAACCTCGGCACACGTCTGAAAATCGACAATGCTGCATTGAAAGATTACCAGAACAACTACGGCAGTGATTTCACGAATGAAGCCATTGTGCAGAGAGTTACGAGAGAGGTTTCCACACGAGGAACTGTACAGGCTACCCTCAATTCCGGCGGCGGCCTGAAAGACGCTATAAAAGAGGCCTTAGATGATCTGGGTATCACAACCGCTGTGAATGACATTTCAAGAAACACAAAGACACAGGCCGACAAGAAAGAACAGACGATTGTTGAGATTGGCGGCAAGACAGTAACGGATGCAGTAACCACACAGCGTAATGCGAACGGTTACAGCTTCCAAGGAGCGTAAAGGAGGGATAGGGAATGGCTTATATATCAGTTAATGGTTATGACTTCCCACCTCCGAAGCGTGGGGCAAAACCAACAGTATCTACTATGGTGGATGCCGGAAGAAATGCCAACGGCACGGTCGTAGGGCAGAGGGTTGGTCGGGATCAGTACAAACTCGACACCCTCGAATGGCCGTGGCTTACAGCAGCAGAATGGAGCCGGATGCTTACGGTGCTGAGTGCATTTTTCGTATATGTCACGTTCCCGGATCCGGTAACAATGAAGAAAATCACGATTAAGATGTACCCCGGAGATAGAACGGCGGAACCGTACTGGATAGATTCAGACGGAAATCCAATTACCTATCAGAGTTGCAAAGTAAACCTTATTGATTGCGGAGAGTGATGGTATGCAGAAAGTATCAAATGAATACAAGGCAAGCATGAAAAGCTCTCTGAGAGAGCGATCATATATGATGATTTCATTCGGTCTGGTAAATCAGGAAGCACAGGCCAATGCAACCGTCATGGGTAACAACTTTGCCTACTATTCAAAGCAGACCGGTTTATTCGGTCAGCGAAAAGAGACAACCGTATATGCCACATTGGAGCAGGATTTCACAAAGGTAGACGGCTCTATGTATTTTCTTCCAAGAGAGAATACTTCCGGGAACTACTACGACACCGGTTTGGTAAGCAAACCTCTGATTCCGGCAAGCGGATATGAGCTGCTTATCGAACTGAATGTTGTAGCAACGGACATTAAAGGACTGACTATCAATTTTGGAGAGGTTTATCCTACTCGGTTCGACATACTCACGAGTAGCGGACAGAGGATAGAGATTGTTGACAACGATCAGTCAGAGTTCAGTACAGAACAGGTGTTAGAGAATACCACATATATAAAATTCATCTTCTATAAGATGAAAAATCCATATTCCAGACTGAGGATTTATTCAATTCAGTTAGGCTACGGTCTTGTTTATTACAATGACGATATTATGGATTCTAAATTAGACAGCTACATATCCCCAATTTGCGAGGATGTTCCACAGATAGATTTCATGGTTAAGCTGCAGAACTACGATCAGTATTTCAATGTAGACAATCCAAACTCAGCAATTAACTTCTTGGAGACAGGGCAGGAGATGTATGTCTGGTACGGTTATCAGTTGCCGAACTCAGACACTATCGAATGGATAAGAGGGGCAAAGTTACAGTGTAGTGCATGGGAAAGTGATGATTACTCGGCAACGATAAGGTGTCAGGATCTTTTCAGAAACATGGACGAGGAATATTACAAAGGCTGCTATGCTCCGGCAGGAATCACATATTACCATGCAGCAGAGTTGGTTTTTCAGGATGCCGGAATTGAGGAATACTACATTGATCCGTACCTCAAAAAGTCAACCACAAAAAACCCCATACCGAGAGTTAAACACAAAGAGGCCTTACAGATTATCGCTAATGCCTGCAGATGTGTTCTTTCACAGAACCGGTACGGCAGACCACAAATTAAATCCTCATTCGCACCGGAGTACGACATAACGTGCAACGGAGAGACAGAGTATTCCCATGTTCGGAATATAAAGAGTGAGACTGCAAAACAGGAGTACGCTTCATTTGCACACAACTACACCACTGTAAATGCAGAAATGTATTATCTCCCAGAGAACCAGAGTAAGGCAGATAAGTACACCGGATATATTTCATTACAGCAGTCCAATAAGGATTGCCTGTTTGAAGAAAATCCAATTATCTACATCACTCAGGAAACCGCCTGCATGTACTATGGTTTGCAGTTGATGTTCGGTTCTACACTGCCGGACGGAATTATATTCAGGACTTTCAATGACGGCAAAAAGGTGGATGAGTATGAGGTAAATTCGGACATTACAAAGAGGCTGATAGTGCAGCACGATTTTGATGATTTTGATTTGATGGAGATTGAGTTCACAAAGACAAAAGAGCCATTCAACCGCATAGTCGTTGATTACTTCTCATTTGGCGATATAACGGATTTTACGATGGAAAGGCAGGATATGACCTCTTCTCCAAAATCAATCAAACAGGAGCTTGTCAAGGCTGTCAGAGTGCCATGCTATTCCTACCAGAAAGGAACTGCGGAAGAAACTCTTATCAGTGAAGAGACTGAGGCAGTAAAGGGAGATATTCAGACGTATTATCTCGGAGATCCGACTTATGGATGCAGAGCTACGTTCAATTCCTCAGCATCAAACGTCAGCATTGTAGAAAGCGGAGATTATTATGTGACAGTTAAGTTTCTGATTACTGGCAAGTACCAGTTTGAAATTATAGGACACAGATACAACATTGTTGAGCAGTATGCCGTAAAAACGCTCAATAGCAGAGGAAAGACCATAACATGGAAAAATCCTCTGGTAAGCGATATGGAAACAGCAAACCACTTGGCAGACTGGCTTGGGGATTATTACAACGCCGGTATTGAGTACGAATACAATACCCGTGGAAATCCAGAGATTGATGCGAACGACATTGTTTATCAAGAGAACGCATACCGCCCCGGATTAAAGGTAAATATCTACCGCCACATTGTTAATTTCTCACAGAGCTTATCTGGAAAGGTAATTGCCCGTAGGGTATCAGAAAAATAAGAACAGAAAGGAAGAGGAAAATGAATGGCTATTAAATCCGTACAGGCTATCGTAAATGGCGTGACTACCACACTCACATACGACAGCAAATCAAAGACTTACAAGGCTACGCTTACAGCTCCGGCAAAGTCCTCATACAATCAGTCAGGACATTATTACGGAGTACAGATCATCGCCAAGGATGAGGCCGGCAACACGACTACTGTAAACCAGTCGGATGCCACACTCGGAAGCAAGCTGAGGCTTACGGTAAAAGAGAAAACCGCACCGGTTATCACAATCTCTTCTCCGACAGCATCACAGTTACTTACGAGCAATCAGCCGACAATTTCATTCACAGTCACAGATGATGATTCTGGTGTCAATCCAGGGACAATCAAACTGCTTATTGATGGTTCTGAAATATCTGGAATCACAAAGACAAAGACAACGTCCGGTTATTCATGCAGTTATAAACCGTCCACAGCACTTTCAGACGGTTCACACACCGTTGTTGTAAAAGCATCCGACTATGACGGCAATGCAGCTACTCAAAAGAGTGTTTCATTCAAGATCGATACTGTACCGCCTGAGTTATCAGTTACAAGTCCGGTAAACAAACTCGTCACGAATAAAACCACAGTAACGGTAGCCGGAACTACCAACGATGCAACATCAAGTCCGGTTACGCTGACAATCAACGGCAGCGCAGTAACTGTATATGACGATGGCACTTTCTCAAAGGATATAACCCTGAAAGATGGCTCAAACACCATTACCGTTGTAGCAAAGGACGGAGCCGGAAGAACCACGACCGTCACAAGAACAGTAACCCTCGATACAAAAGCACCGGTTATCTCAGATGTTTCATTGGCACCGAACCCGGCGGATGTCGGAGCAACCTATGTAATTTCTGTTTCGGTAACAGATTAGGCGGTGCGGCATGGCAGCTAACATATTGGTAAGGGACGTTACGATAAGTCCGAACCCCGTGCAGGCAAAGGGGAAATACACAATCTCAGTTTCCATTGAGGAACTGAAAGGCGTTGCATTTGTCGGCAATTATGTTGGCTCCTATGTCAATATATCAGACAAGGAAATTCCTGATAAATTGCCACTGGCATACGTTGGCAATTACACCAAAGGATAGGAGGCGATGAATAATGGCTGATATAGCAAATGTCACAGGAACACTTGACGATAAAGAACTGAATTTTCAGCACTCTATCGGAACCGTATATAAAGCCTCCGCAAGCATAGATGGTTCGGAAAAGGATCATGTAGCCGTATTGACGGCAACGGATTCTGCCGGGAATAGTACAACGGAAACAATGGTTATTTCTATCTCGGGTTCCTGGACCACTCCAAAAACAGATTGGTACGGTTACACAGACGATGATGGGATTTATCACGGAGACCGGTTCAACACGGAGGATTTCAACCGGATAAAGAACAACCTCGCATATCTCAGAGAGATAGCCGCGGCAATGTACCAGGAGTTTTCCATAAATGATCTGGGAGACGATAGGAGCAAAGACCAGTATTTTTATGCGGATGAGATAAATCAGTTGGAAGAAAACATTAAGCTCATAGCTGAAAACACATTTAAGCCGGACATAGGGGAGAACCCCTTATACACAGCAAATGGAAAGATTTTTGATTTCAACGAACTCAACCGCATTGAAAGCCTGATTTTGGATTTATTCAATCAGTTATTAAACCAATACAGAGGTCGGCAGATGCTTACCTTTAACTTTGGCATAAGGAGGGAGGCGTTCTAAGTGGCGTGGGAACGATTAAAGACAGACTACAAGGATGCCGTATGGTCCGGTCTGCGGAAGTTCATACCTATTGATAATGGGGACGGCAGTTATTCCGTAAAAGATGTGACCCAGTATACGGTGTATGATGAATCGTTTTTCGGTGCGTATGATGCCAACCGCATCAATACAGCCGTCAATGCAATCATGGCAGCGTTGGAAAACGGAACAGATTTGTATGAGGTATTCACAGAGTTTTTTGAGAACCAGAAAGTTGAGTTTGACAAGAGAGCAAATCTGGATCTCGACTCATTCAATATCTTTCTCGACAATTTGCAAGCAACGGCAAACGCGGATGTTGTGCAGTTAAAGAAAGACTACACATCTGAAATGACAACGTTTGAGAACAATCAGGAAATATTGTTTAATCAATGGTTTTCAATGATTAAAGATCAGTTGTCAGCGGATGCAGCCGGAAAATTGCAGAATGAAATCAACGATGTGGAAACCCACATTAGAAACCTTGCAGTGAAGATACATTTCAACGATACCGTTGGAACTGCTGCTACAATAACTGTTCAAAATGTAACATCCGGTAACAAATATACTGTTACAGATTATACTCAGCCTTTGTATCTCACAGAGGCAGGAGAGTACACAATAAGCATTGCGAACGACAACTATATGGTTGCCCCGAAAACATTTTCTATCAGCAATGCGGATCTTATGACACATAAGACTTTCAGAATCATAGACGGCAACGGATTGGCGTTTGTCGATGGTTTTGTAGGAGCCTATGTAAATAAATAACGGAGGTAGACACAATGAGAGATTTCCCTAAGAGACTTGCAACCGCCGAGGACATTAGAAACTGTAAAACCCTCGTAGACGATGGCGCATTTGCGGCAAAGGATCTGTTAGAAGCCATCGAAGATCTCGAAAACATGAATTATCTTCACTGCCCTATCCTTGCGGTAGGAGAGGATAAGAAAACAGTAACTATCAACTATTGTGCAGAGGCAAAGGCCGGAACAAAGGCAATCGTTGGCAACAAGACTGTGAACATCACGAATGTTACACACGAAGAGGGAGAACCGGATGAGCACACTGGAGATACCCAGTTGGAAACAACCATTATCTCCACTTCCGCTATGGTTTCTACCGAAGCCACGGAAATTGCAGTTACCGCACCTTACACAATTTATGACAGTCTCGGCATGACAGCCGAAGAACTGAATCAGATCAAGGAGGAATTGGCTAATGAGTAAATTCTACGGTTATGATGAGGCAATGGAGAATGATATTGCAAAGATAACCACTCCCAAACTTGCCCTCATGTCTGATGTGGTGGCATCAGATAAGAAATTCATCCGCATGGAGAGCGGAACACTTACTGTAATCGCCGGAGTTCTGATTGCAGTAGGAAATTCTGTTTTCAAGACAGAAAAGACCACACTCACAGCAAGCAATCTGGACGGAACGGCTTCAAAATTTGAAGTCGGAAAAGATTACTGCATTTATATCTGCGATCCCACCGGCGGAGACGCAACCAACTTTGCATCCGAACAGTATCGTATTTCCCTTAATACGACATATCCAAACGGTTATACAGCAGTTACATCAAGAAAAATCGGTGGCTTCCATTACGGTGTAGTCAGAAAAACAAATAGTTCCGGTATTCCGATCAGCGCATCCGGGGCAGCACTCGGAAGCGGATGGGAAACAAACGTAACAGAGGGGATTGTTCCTAACTCTGTATGGACTCTTCTCCATAGACCTACTTGTGATCCTACCGGAATGGTTTATATCGGACCGTTCTGGGGAGACATCTATCTTTCATCCGACAATGGTGCCAGTGGTTTGCAGAGCAAAAAGGGTGTTGTGCCGATTACTGGAACAGAGGGATTAAACTGGTATATCGCCAATGAAAGAGCTATGAGAGTAGGAAAGAGACTTCCAACCTACGCTGAGTTCTGCAAAGGCGCATACGGTTCTCCACAGGGCGAAGATGGTAACAACACCTACGCATGGTCCGCAACTTCCAATACGGCAAGAACCGCCTGCGGAAATGTAAAGAACGCAGTTTCCGCAACGAATGTTCGCGACCTTGTTGGAAACGTATGGAAGTGGCTTGATGAGTTCATTCACGACCCTACCGGATCAGCATGGAACTGGTATGACGTTATGAGCGGACAGAAAGTTGGCCAGCTTTACATGGCCAACAACACAGGTTTGCACGCGCTCTTTGGCGGTGGCTACTGGTTCTTCGGGGTTCACGATGGTTCGCGGACTGTGAGTTGCATCAATTTTCCGTGGCACGTGAACACGAGCGTTGGCGTCTGGTGCGTCTGTGACTCGCTGTAAGCTGATGGGGACCGGCGAAAGCCGAGTCCCTTGCGGTTGAAAGGTTGGGTGTAATAGATGGCATACAAGAGCAAATACGAAAATCAGACCACAACCAAGATGGATTACATTCATACCGAAGCACACCAGATGGCCTACGACCTATCGGTATATCTCCATAAGAAAGTGAGAGAAATGCCACATTATGAGAAATTCACTCTCCAAAAGGATATACGAGAATGTATAGACGGAATCATGGATGAGATAGAAGCATACGAGAGGTCAAAGACAATCAGCCATCTTTATACAGCCGACAGGCTGAAAGGAAAATTGGTAAGAAAAATCCGATTGGCGCACGATCTTGGATATTCTGCGATGAACAATAGAGTTTACGAATATTGTGCAGAGCAGATAGGAATTATGGGAGCGTGCATCGGAGGTCTGATAAATAAAGCACAAGCAGAGAAACGAAAATAAGCAACTATTTGGGGTAGCTGTTAATTCGCACTGTCGCTCCGAGGTTTGCACGCGCTCATTGGCGGTGGCAACTGGAACAACGGGGTTCACGATGGTTCGCGGACTGTGAATTGCAACAATTATCCGTGGAACGTGAACACGAACATTGGCGTCTGGTGCGTCTGTGACTATTTAGAAACTTTCAGATTGGTGGAGCTACGGCTTGCCAACAAGGATTATTTGATAATCATTATTGAATAGTCAGACGGCTATCCCGTCCCGTGCGAATCGGGCAAATTTAAAACAGCGGAGTCAAATAGTAGCGTAAGCGAAGGAAGTGTGACGTAAGCGATTATATGAAGAGAATAACAGGTCTTATGAAAAACATCTGTACCATGAGCAATGCCTTACTTGCATACAGAAAGGCGAGGCGGTGCAAAAGGTACAGACCGGAGGTTTTGGAGTTTGAAGCAAACAGAGAAGAATATCTCAGCAAAGCCCGCCGGGAATTAAAGAGTTTGACATACACTCCTGGGAAGTACAAAGTTTTCAAAGTGTGGGAACCAAAGGAACGGATAATTATGGCATTGCCGTTCTACGATAGGGTTATCCAACACATGATTGTCAATTATATAGAGCCGATATTTGAGCATCAGTTCATATACCATTCCTACGCTTGCAGAAAGGGGAAAGGTGCTCACAGAGCCAGCAAGCAGTTGACAAGATGGCTGTATAATCTGGAAGTCGTGCAAGGCAAATCAGTTTATGTGCTGAAAGCCGACATACACCACTACTTCCAGAGTATAGACCATAAGGTTTTGAAGAAAGAACTCAGAACCTACATTAAAGACAAGGACTTACTCGTAATCCTTGACCGGATAATAGACCATAATGGGATATTCCCGGATGGTGTCGGCATACCGGTTGGAAATCTTACAAGCCAGTTATTTGCTAATGTATACCTACACCGCTTAGATATGTTCGTAAAACATACTCTTCATGTGAAGTATTACATGAGATATATGGACGATTTCCTAATTATATCAGATGATCTCGAACAGTTAAAACGGTGGGAGAAACAGATAGAGACATTCCTTGCGGAAGTTCTGAAATTGCAGTTAAATCCAAAGACAACAATCGTATACGCAAAGAACGGTGTTGATTTTGTGGGATATATGCATTGGAACTCCACGAAGAAAATTAGAAAAGATGCTATGCGGAGATTGAAACGTCTTATGAAGAATTTTAAGGACGGAACAATCACGGAAGAATTTTTCGACAAGTCTCTCACGAGCAGAATTGGTTCAATCAAACACGCCGATACCTATAATCTGGTGGAGAAGATCACCTGCGAAGCAAAGGAGTTAAAGGAAAGTCATGCGTGATGGAAGTTATGTCATTGTAGACAGGCTGTGTGAGGCAACCACACAAATGCTTGAAATCATCCGAAAACAGGAAGAAATCATTGAGCAGTGCAGAATATCGGATGAGCTGCATAAGGAACTCAATGATATGAAAAGCGATGTGGACCAGAAGATGGATTTGATTGAGTATGACTTGAGATCATACAGACGGGAGCGTGGAGAATGATAGAGTTTATTGTGAAATATTGGATAGAGTTCCTTTTCGGACTGATAATCAGCGGAATGGGTGTCATGGCAAAACTGATGTACAATCAGCATTTAAAAAACAAAGCCATTGGCAAGGGCGTAGAAGCTCTTTTAAGAAACGGTATCGTTCAGACATACAATAAGTGGTCTGAGAGGGGGTATTGTCCTATATATGCACGAGAAAATGCCACAAGGATGTATGAGCCTTATCACATACTTGGTGGAAATGATGTTGCGACAGATTTAATCGAAGATCTGAAAGGACTGCCGACTGAACCACAAAAGAAGAAAGAGGGTGTAGAAGATGATACTTAAAATTCTGATAGGTTTCGCTCTCGGTTACATTGCAGCTTGCGTGACATTTTACATCCTGCAGAAAAGAGAGCGTAGGCGGAGAAAAGAGAAGAAAAAGAAAGTAAGCCTGAACACCTATGCAAAGGTAGCCACTACTGCGGTATTGGCTCATGGGATGATCCTTACATCGTGTTCCTATGTTCTCTCATGGATAGGCATGGACCCGGTGGTGGATGTATCAAGCACAATCGTCAAAGAAATCGTAGCTCCATTGGTGGTTTACCTTGGAACAAATACGATTATGAACATCTTTGAAAAGAACAAACTCAGTTTTTCAGTACCAATCAACAGCACCGTCATAAGCAAAGACGGAACCACACACAAAGCCTTTGAGGATGAGGCAGTAGGATAGGAGGCATATTATGACAATGGAATTTTTATTTGTGGCATTATTCGCCGTATCTGTACTCACGAACCTTACAGTGCAGGGAATCAAGAAACTCTTCGACAAGAAAGCGGTCGATTACTCATCAAATGTAATGGCTGCAATTACCTCAGTCGTTATATCGGTAGCCTTATCTGCCGGTTATCTCATCTACACAGAGACAATGATTAACGCAAAAATCAGTGTGCAGCTTATCGCCCTTGCGTATCTGAGTTTCTTGGCAGCTACAAACGGATATGACAAGGTTATCCAGGCGATTAAGCAGATCAAACAGATTGGAAACCAGTAAGAGAATATTATTCAGAGCCATGAGCCGGATGTGAATTAACACACCCGGCTCTTTCTTTTTAAGGAGGCGCAGATCATGGCATTGAAAGGTACGACAGCGCAGGAGAGGGCATGGAACTTCTTTTGCGATAAAGGGTTAAACCATTACGCCGTAAGTGGTGTCATGGCAAGCATAAGAGCCGAGAGCGGATTCAATCCTCGCAATCTGCAGAACAGTTGCGAGAAAAAGAGCGGATATACAGATGAAACATATACCGCCGCGGTAGATAACGGCATTTATGGGAACTTTGTCCGGGATTCCTACGGATATGGGTACGCACAGTGGACCTATTGGAGCAGAAAACAGAATCTTCTCAATTTTGCCAAGAAGAAAAAGAAGTCCATCGGAGATGAAGAGATGCAGTTGGAATTTCTGTGGGAGGAATTGACCGGATCGTACAAAGGGGTTCTTTCAAAGCTCAAATCCGCAAAATCCGCACAGGAAGCATCAGATATTATCCTGACCGGATATGAGAAGCCGAGAGACCAGGGGCAAAAGGCAAAGGCGACCAGGGGATCTTATGCCAAGGAATATTATAACCAGTTTGCAGTGAAAAAGGAGGAAAAGACAATGAAAGTAATTATCGGAAGTGCAAGAAGAGATGAGAACGGAAAGTATGCCGGAGGCAAGCCGGGGGACCAGGATGGAGTAGAAGTAAGCACACAGAATTATTATGTTCATACCAAAGGATGGTATATGTATCGTTTCCTGAGTGACGAATACGCAAAAAAAGCCGCTAAAGCAATGTATGATGCCTGCATGAATGATAATGTCGGTTACTGCCAGACACATCGTTCAATTATTACCATGCTGAAAAAGTACGGCAGCATGAAAGCAATCGCAGAAAAGACAGAGACAGATTGCAGCAACCTTGTAAGAGGATGTATCTACGAGGCAACCGGCATTGACGTAGGAAGCTTTAGTACCGCAACAGAGCCGTCAGTGTTAGAAAAATCTGGTCTGTTTGCTAAAAAAGTTGCTGTTACAGCTTCGACCCAGTTTAAACCGGGAGACATCCTTGTGACAAAAACCAAGGGGCATACTGTTATTGTTGTGTCTGTTGACGGATCCACACCTAGCAGCACATCCACTCCGGCAAAACCGGCAGCAAGCACATCATCTTCAAAAAAGGTAGAAAGTGCAAAGAGTAAGGACGCAGCTATCGCCGGAAAGTACAAAACGACCGGCAATCTCTATCTGAGAGTTGGAGCAGGAACCGGAAAAACAGCAATCACTCTCATGCCTAAAGGTTCAGATGTTCAGTGCTATGGCTACTATACGAGTTACAACGGAACACGTTGGTATTATGTGGCATACGGCAACCTGACCGGCTTCTGTTCATCTGCATATTTAAAGAGAGCGTAA